GCGCCGTCCGTTGATACGCTGGCCGTGTGCGAATGGCTAGGAGATTCATCAGTAGTTAATTGGTGTTTCGCTTCCCCGCCTGTATCGCCGAGGTTATAAGTATACGTCGTCCCGCTTTCGGTATAACTGCCAGCGGCTACCAGCACGCGGCCTGCATCCATCTTGACCCATGTCGTACCAGACCATAAGGTATTGGGGTCGTCGGCCGTCGTGGTTTCCCAGATACTGCCGACAGGATGGACGATGTCGATGACTTCTTTGACAGAACGTTGCTGTACCTTCTTCCATGTGCCATCTGCCGACAGGTAGTAGTCGGTCTGCGTCCCTTTGTCCGGGGCCGGGACAAAGCCAGCTGCACCGGCGGCGGTCGAGGTGGCCCCCTTGAAATTTGTGATGCTCTCCACGCCGGTAGTGACGGCGTTATCGACGTAGGATTTAGACGGCACTAATTCCCACGTTACCGGGCTTGTAGACGTCAATTTATAGATATTGTTGCTGTCGTCGGTACGCATGCACTGCATCCCGACAGCAAGGTTCGTCGTCGGGAACGCCGTGCCGGAGAACGTACTGGCTACGGACTGGATGTTCTTGTCCGCTTTCTCCAGGTACGTATTACAGGCGTCCGTCGTGACCAGTTCGTTATATTCCTGCATATTACCATCCTTTCGCAACCCACGAGACGATGCCCGTTGTACGGTTGCCGGAACTGTTCAGTAATTCGATTTCAAAGTAGCGCCCTTTGTTGTCCTGCCCATCGGTCGTGAGGATATTCGGTACGGGCGTCGTCGTGCCCGTGCCGCCCTTGACCATGGCGTTGACTTCCGGGGCGTTATAGTAATGCTTGTTGTAATAGACTTTCGTGGCCGCTGTCGTATCCTTGATTTCAAGCTGGCCCTTATCGTCGGTATCGTCGATATCAACGTGCGGCGATACATCGTACAACAAAGGCTGTGCCTGCGTGGCCTTACTGACAACACGGAGCCGCAAGAGGGCCTTTTCGTATTCATAGTCCCCTACGTTGAAGTCCGTGAACTGTTCGTACAGTGGTGGGGTATCCGACATAGCCAGGAAGTCGTCTGCCTCCCGGAATGAGGAAATGGCCTGTACCGACTCGATATAGCCGTTACTGGCCCTTACGAATGCATCGTACAGGGCAATGTCTTCGGCCTGGTTCTTGCCTATATCCCTTGTAAGGCCATCCCCGATACGGGCCAAATCCTCGAATCCACGGATGAAAACCATATCCCGGTTAAAGGACTCGTCGGTTTCCACGGCTTCGTGCAGGGTACGTTCGAGTTTCACCAGCCGTTTGTCGGCGATAGCGATACGATCATCACGAATGGCGTAGATATTCCGGTATACCTTATCAAGTGTTTTTAGCTCTTCCCGGAAGGTCTGCAAAGTTTTCCATATCCGTTTATAGGTATCCGATATATGGACTTTCTCGAACTGTGCAGGCGCGGCATGCTTTGCGATGTCATCAAGAGCTTTTACCTGTTCACATGCCAGTTTTTGCATACCATTGCGCCATTCATCCATAATGTGTATGCCGTCATGCAGTCCGTGTTCTACGGCCTGCCGTTTTTCCTCGATAACGGCCAGGTTTTCCTCTTTATTTAATCGAGATGCTCTACGCAATGAATCCATGAAGCTAAAGGCGTCGTCCAGCTGTTTGACGGCCGTCTTCTTCACGGCTTCCGTGGTCTGGATATTCTCTGAAATGTGGAGAAGGAACAATACATTGTCCCAGTATATTTCCGTTGTATGAATCATTTCATTACGGACAACCTCAAGGGCTTTGTTTTCGCCGTCCGTGAACGTCACTGCCATTTCATCGTATTTCGGTTGCGCGTGGCTCATATATCGTTCTATAGCGGTTATGGTTTCCTGGAAGGCCCGTGACAATTTTCTTGGTAGTGCCAGAGTTATCCGTAATGATTCCAGCCTCGTAGCGTGTATGAGCTTGTTGTGATACTCCGCAATGGACAACGTTTCCTGTACCGAACAAAACCAGTTGAAAAAGGCTATCGCATCGTCGACAATGATTACCGCTTCCCATGGATTGATGAAAACAGCCTTGATAGGCCGTTCCTTTACGGCAATATATTCGGCTGTTTCCTTCCGTGTCTGCGATTTTTCCTTATCCGCGACGAGAGCTATTTCTTTCGCCGTCCGCTTCCATATGTTCGCCCTTCTATATGCCTCTGTGAGCTTCGTTAGCTCATGTTTAGATATAGTTAGCCGCTTAGAATTTTCATCGCCTATATGGAGCGAATAGCACTGTTTTTGGGCGAATTGGTTTTTCTCATTATCTTCCAGTGAAAAAGACTCCCTTTTCGTCCCCAATGCCATACCGCTCTTCTTGATTTCCAGTACTTTCAGACTTTCGAGACAGTGCATATTGAACAACACGTTATCCCAATACGTTTCCCGAACGGCCCATGTGTCCTTTAATCTGATGGTACTGGCAATCTTCCGGTTATCTTCCGTATGCAGGCTTTCCAGCGGCCGGATATTGAAGAAGTAATGGTACAGCTCATCAACGGGCGTCGTGATGGTGGATACCTTGTCTTTGATTTCGGACGCTATGTAGTATCTGAGTGCGGTGTCGAATATGATTCCGGGCTTTTCATGCCTTTCATCGTATTCTTCCAGCAGCCAGCCGGACCTTCCATGCCTTCTATCGTATTCTTCCAGCAGCCAGACGGTTTCCTTATTCGTCGCGCTGTACGCCGTCTTGCCAAAATCATCAAGGAGCTTGCTGGCACGGTCATCCGACAGTGTAAATGTCACATCATCCAGGTTGTACAGCGTGATTGTTTTGGCAATATCCATAGGCGTTACGACAAGGTGAACTGGAAGGTCGTCGTCATGGTATCATCAGCGGCCTTGTTGATGACGTCGAATACGACACGGTCAAGGAACGTGCCACCGCTTGCGGCGTTGCAGATACCGGCTTCCGTGATGGCGCCGGTAGCTTCCCCGGCGTCAAAGGTCGTCGTCAGTGTAAAGACTTTCGTGCCGGTACTATGAGCGTAGCTGGCCGCTTTCCGCTTGATTTCCGTAGCCAATGCAGTCTGTGTAGCGTCAACGGCGGTCGTGCCTGTGCCAACTGCCGTATACCCCATGACGGCCGGGCGCGTCGGGTTGGCCATAGCGGCGCAGATATAGTCAAAACCGCCGTTCAAGATAAGGTTGTCTTTATGGCGGGTTTCTACGTCGCCGTTTGCGTGATGGATGACAACGTTCAAAGAGCCTTTGATTTTCATTTCGTCTTTATTCATGTGCTTTTACTCCTTTGGGTTAAAGAAAATACGATCAAATGCAGTGCACGGCGGAATGAATGCCTTTATGTATTTGGTCGTATCAAGGTCGAATTCGCGGATGAAGAAAAGCCGCTTGTCGGCACTCTGTGCAAGTCCGAAAAACAGCCAGTCCCTATCTGCGGTATCAATTTGTAAGCTGAGTATCCGTTCGTTGACGGTATCCCGTACGTAGAACGAGTCCGTCCGTTTGTCATAGCCGATATACAGCGTAATATCGCGCCATATGCCGTCAGCGCCTAAATGCTGCGCTTCGTAGCTGTCGACGGTAAAGGTCATGTCCTTGACGGCGATATAGCCCGGTTGGTTCGGCTTGTTCCCGCGCATCTCTGCAATGAAGCAGTCCGTGAGCGGAGCCGTCTTCTTGAACCAGAATCCGATTGAGAACGTTTCGGGGATACTGCACGAGTATTCCAGCTGGCCTACATCGGTGATGAGTGCGCCGTCGTTCCAGCGTACCGGGGCATAGCTTGTGTTCTTCTCCGTCAGCAGTGTGCCGCCCGTGGCCTTACTCGTGCCGTCGATGATAGCATCAAAGGTATCATCGGCCTTGCCGGTATACCGGGCTATCTGCTTTTTAAGCTCTACGCCGTCCAGGTCGCCAAGGATACCGCATACCAGGATATGCGACGCCTCGTAGCTGTCGACGGTAAAGGTCATGTCACATACCCTTAACGTCTGCTCCGTAACGGCGTTGATTTTGCAGTCAATCCAGTTGCGGGCCTTTATCTTCTGCGGCAACGATACTTTCATGAGGTATTCGCCGTTGAAGGATTCCTTTTCCAGCCGCAAGCCTTCCATGGCCGCGTTGTAGTACATGTTCGTCTTTATCCCGCTATAGCCTAGCTTGTATTGGTTATAGTCCAGGATGACGTTCTTGTTGATTTCCGGGTCGCTGGAGAGGTAATACCAGGTCGCGTTGGCGGAATAGTTGCCGTGGTCGTCGACGGCCTTGATCATGAAGTAATAGTTTCCTTCATTCGGCCGTATATAGCGGTATTTGTTGACCTTCGAGCGGAAGATTTCCGCGCCCTGCTCCCATTCCTGCGTCTGCCCGACTTTCACGACGTACTTGATATTGTAAATAGATAAAGCATCCCAGTAGAAATACAGGTTGGCCCCGTTCTTTTCTACCCAGAAGCCTGTGACGTCCGGGACAAAACAGGATAGGTAAGCACGTTCCCCTTCGCCGAATTGGTCGTAATAGGCGATATACACCTCTTTGATATCCGAGTTCGGATACAGGAAGACGTTATCCACGGTCTGATACTTCACGCCGTCAATGTATAGGTTAGCACCGATACAGTTAGACGGTATCTCCAGGAAGGTAATGAGTGTCCCTTCATTGTTCTTGGTAAAGGATATGTCAGACGGTGCGGACGGCCTCCGTTTGTTATACGTGATGGTCCGGCCGTTGGATATCTTGCCGTGCTTGCTGATGGCAAACAGGTATATCTTGCCGCTGGCCGTCGTCGGTATGGCCAGGCTGGACGTGGCTATGGTCTTTTCCAGCAGGCCGTATGCGTTGCCGACGTCGGCATTGGTACGGACTTCGTAGTAAGCCAGGTCGGCGTCGTCGACGGCGTCCCAGTTGAGTACCCCGCCCAGCCGGTCAAACGTCAGCGTGAAGTTACGCGGTATGGGGAAGTCGCCTTTATTCGAGGCGTCTACATCGTCTGCCGTGAATCCATTGGCTACGTTGACCTGCTCATTGACGGATTTCAGATACTTCCGTAAGAGGGAAATAAGCTGTCTGCCGTCGCCCTGGATAGCGGTCGGAAGGTCCGGGAATGTCAGTACTTGTTTCTTGTATTCTGCCATAGCATCAACTCATTCCTGTGCTGATTGCCTGCTGTAAGGCATTGACGATATTCGTATCCTGGCTTATGTCGTACTCGTTTTCATTTAGTGCCAGGAGAACCGCCGACTTGACGATGATATCGTTGATGGCGTCGTGGTTGAATGGCAGCTCTTTCGTCGTGCTTTCGATAAGGGCAGGCGTTGCAAAATATCTGAATTTGACGGCTGTTACGTCGGGGTCGGTGATATGCACAGTCCCGGCCGTCATGGACAGGGGATACGTCCCGCAGGCGCTCATATAGTTCTTGGGGATGGAATCCCCTTCCCTCATGGTCGTTTCCTCTACGAGTACCGGCCATTTAGCACCAATGAGCAGGCTTGCCACCTGTTGCGTGGCGGTGTTGAGGAATTGCAGGCAACGTTCGTCGCTGTATTCCTTGCTGATATCGTGCGTCTCCTGCCGGATACGGGTAATGGCATCTTCTACTTTCATTCAGTCACCCCCCCCTAGCAGATGAACGGCATGCGCTTTTCCGTATTGGCGTATTTCCGCATGGGTACGACATTGGCCAGGGCCGCTTCCACGGCCTGTTGCATGGTATCGCCGTCCGGTGTCTGTGTAAGGACCATGCAGGCCAGCTTGCACAAGGAATCAAGGAAAACGGCTGGCAGGTCGATTTTCCCGGTATCGAGGTCAGTGATGCCAAGGAACGCGGCGTTATAGAGCATATCCACGTCTTTTACCCCGGCATAGAGCTTGTTGCGGAAAATCTTGTATTCATCCCAGCGCGGCGGCCGGATAGCGTCTCCTGGATGAAGGTCGCGCCCGTGGCCGTCAACGATACGGGCGAGAGTAAGGAAGTCGTCGGGTAGATCTACGCCGGTAATCGGCATGTCGATATGCTCTTTCGGCGTCGGTTTCTCTTCCGTTTCGTCGGACGGGTCCGTCGATAAGCTGGCGTTGTACTCGTCGATTTCTCGGTTCATGTCGTCCTGCCGGTAGTGCTGGACCTTTTCGAGGAAGTCGCTGTTGATGTAGTACTGATTGACGTAACGCAATACTTCGTTGATGGCCTGGAGGATGTCATAGTCGCTGTACTGGACTTCGTTGTTATCCCCCAATTTATAGCGGATGAGCTGTTTGAGTGATTTCGCGGTAATCATCCCAACAACACCGCCCCACGCCACGTACGTTTCTTGTGATTAACAGCGAATTGTTTCCACACACTAAAGAATTTTTGAATGTAGTACTGGTATTTCGCCTGGTTCCCTTCTAATTCCGCCCTCTTGGCGCAGATGAGCCACGGGTCGAATCCCCAGAATTCCGGCGGAATGAAGCCCATGAGCTGAATCCGTTCGTTCTTGTCGCCAGCCCAGCCGCCGTTGTCAATCTCATTGACGCGCCGGGCCGCATCCACGGCACTCGATACGTCGACAGTGTTCCGCAAGCAGATTTCGTCGCCGTTCTGGTAAATCTTCTGTTTCGTTATCACGCAGAGTCACCACCTTTTATATAAAAAGAAGGGGCGTAAACCCCTTCTCTTATGGAATTGACTATCGCTTAATGTCAACGATGGAGCAGGACGCTTTAGGCTGTGTGCCTTTGAGGCCCAGGCTGGCTTCGATGACGAATTTTTCGTACGTGCCGTCTTTACTGAGTTTTTCGGGCGGTACTTCGTGCGGTTTGTCGAGGTACTTCATATCCCAGTAAGACAGGTCGAGGATGTCGATACGGTTGTCCGGGTAGATAGGATGGACGTTGGCGTTGACAAGGCCAAAGGCGCCCTGGTAGGACGTAGCGAATTCCGTGGCATCGGCTTTTTCATTGCCTTTGCGCGTAGCCGTCATAGTAGCCAGGACGAGCTTGATGAATTCACGGTACTTACTGGACGACATATACGCCTGCGTAGGATGGCCGCCGCGTTTGGACGTCATTTCCATAGCGTTATTGATGTCGTCGAGGGTGTACGTGCGTTTCTTGCCTAAAGAGAGGACGTTGTTCGTTACAATCTTGACGTTCGTGCCAGCGGCCGACAATGTTACCTGGTCGTCTTTGATGTTTTCGATAGCGCCTTTCTGCGTATCAAAGATGGTCAGTTTCTTGCTGTTGGTGCTGTCTACGCGTACGTAGTAGTACAGGCCGTCTTTGAGGCCCGTCGGCATGGTGTCAGCGACAAAGTAGCAGATATCGCCGGTAGCCAGGTGTGTTTCCGTGGACGACGTGATCGTGTTATCCGTGGTGGATACGGTGACGTCGATGAGGTTCTGCTGCATGAAGAACGGTACGCCGCCGGAACGGGGCTGTACCGTGGTCGAACCGTCGACTTTATTCGTGGAGTTGACGAGCATGTATTCAATATCCTGTGCCAGGCCCGTATAAGCATCGTAACGGAGGTCAGCCAGTTCGGAGCCGTGTTCGTTCTGATAGGCTTTCTGGACTTTGTTCTGTGCGTCGGATACCATGCCGGTCTTCTGGAAGAACTGGATGTTGTTCGACAGGCCTTCGATGGAGCCGCCCGGCTGGAACTTATAGTCTTCCATTTCGAGGTGGGCGTTATCCTGCGGCGGGAACAAACCTTTCGTCATCCAGGAAAAGTTCATGGCTTTTGCCGGTTCGGAATCGCCGAATTTAGAATAGAACAAGGTAAGTTCCGGGGTAATATTGGTAAGGATAGGGCTGATATCCTCTGCATGGCCAATAGCGTCGTAGGTGTACGACTGGTTGGCCGATTTATTCAAGTTTCTCTGTACATCATATGCCATATGTTTTTATCTCTCCTTTATCTGCCGCTGAGGCCTGCGATGAACGCGCGGCGTTCGCGGACTGTCATATTTCGCATCTGCGTAAAATCAATGGGTTTGGCCGGTGCTTTCGCGCCCGTGCCAGGCTGTTCGACTTTCGGGACCGGTACTTTCTTCGGCTGCTTCGTCAGATCATTCGCTTTTGCGTAGTATGCCGTGCGGCATTTGTCGTAGTAGCCTTCGAGCACCTTGCACTGCGTGGGGTTGATATTCCCGTCCTGGAGGGCTTTGATAGCATCCCCGATGACAGCGGCGTCTTTATACGGCATTGTCTGATAATAACTGTCCATTAACTGATTAATGTCGGCAAAATGAGGTTCTTCGGCCTGTTTCTGCTGCGTAAAATCGACAATACTCTGATAAATGGCCCGCTGTTCGTTCTGTGCGGCCTGCGTCCGCATCTGCTGCTGCTTGATAGCGCCAATAAGCTGCTCCTTATAGTAGGATTTGGCAGTATTGAAATGCGCTACCTTCTGTTTCACGGCGTCGTCGTCGGAGTATTCGGCGGTATCAATATCGTCCTGCGTAATGCCAAGGGCCTTCATGGCCTGGTCGGTCGCAGCCTTATCAATATCGGCAAACATTCTTTTCTGCTGTTCCAACTGCTGTTGCTGGACCTGCATCTGCAAGGCCTGCTGCTGCTGCTGGTACTGCTGTTGACGGCGTGCCTGTTCCTGTTGATACTGTGCATATTGCAGTTGATACTGCTGGGGGATGCGGCTTTCATTGACGTTCCCCTGTGCAATAGCGGTATTCAGTTCGTCCAGCGTGTATGGTTCAGTGTGGATGAGCGGTTCAGGCTGTTTTTCGGCAGCGGGTTCGGTTGCCGCCGGTTCAGTGGGTTTGTTTTCCGCCGGTTCGGTCGGTTCCGTGGGCTGGGATTCCGGTTCATCCTGTACAGGCGGTTCCTCTGTCTTTGTTTCTACTGGTTCCGTCGGTTCGGGCTTCGCGGCGGAAATGCTCTTCCTGCCGGTGCGCGGGTCTGTCACGAGATACAAAGACTCCGGCTGTGATTCCTGGGCGGTGCCCGTGACGTTTTCGTTGGTAGTTGTTGCCGTGGACACATCTGTCGTTTCTCCTTCTGCAAACAACTGTAAATTAAAGTCAATCACGTCTATTCTCCTTTCTGGTTGCGCTTTTGCTTTGCAATATCAATGATTCCTGTCATGTAGTGGTACAGCCTCATAGCGGCCCGGTAGTCGCGTTTTACGTCGTCAGCGGGCTTCGTGGGGCTGTCCAGGTCCTTGAGTGCAGTCTGCTCTTCAATTTTCAGCCAGTCGTCGAGGAAAGGCTTGAGGTCTTCCGCCTGCTGGCCCTTCGTGATGAGGTCCGCTAAATATCGCTTCTGGGCCGCTTCATCACCGCTCCGCATGGTATCGAGTAGGGTCTTTAGTTTACTGTCCATTCATGGGGCCTCCTTGCTGGGGTACTTGCGGGGCTTGCGGTTCCGGTGGGGCTTGCGGCGTCATCTGTGCCAGCTGGTCCCGTGCAATCTTCTCGATCATGGCCTGTGGGCTGGTGTTGCCTGCCGTCCGGGTATTGATGATATTCACCTGCGCGTCAAGCGGCAAATCGTTCATGTTCGCCCGGATAGACGGGATGGACGCCACGGCGGCCTTGCCTTCGTAGTCGGCCTTCTTCAAGGTCAACTGCTTTTGCAGGTCCATAGTTTCCTGCGCCTGTGCGGCCTGTGCGGCCTGTACGGCCTGCTGTGCCTGCATCTGCTGGGCTTCCTGCGAATCCGGGTCCAGCAAAATGCCCTGCGTATTCTTGAGGCCCATTTCTTCCAGGAGCGCCGTGCCTGCGGCGTAATAGCTCTTCGGAGTCGCTACGCCTGCCTGTGACAGTACGGGATATACGTTGCTGAGGAGCATCATATAGCTCTGTATCCGTGCTTCCTTCGTACCGGCGCCGTTACCGACGTTGATAATGAGGTCGTAGTCGATATCAAGGTCTTCGCTCTTAACGGAGACTTCCTCGTCCTTGAAACGGAAGGTCTGCACCGGTTCGCCGTACTTCTTGTTGAGCAGGATAAGGAAGCGGACCATTGGCACTATCCAATTTTCCGCGAACAGCCTGGCAATCAACCGTATGCGCTTATCTGACTGGCCGAGAATGGCCGTGATACCCGTGGCCGTACTGTTGAGAGAGTTGGCGTCTAAGCCCTGGTTGTACTTCGTACTGCCGGTACGATTTTCCAGCTCGCTTTCGGCGTAGTTGACAAGGTCCATCGTGAGCGGTGAGATATTCGCCGGTGGCGGGTTGGCAATAGCCGCGTTCGGGTCGCCCTTAATCGGGACGTACTCGTCGCCGTTAAGCAGGGCGTCCATATCCATTACCGCCGTAAGGTCGATAAACTTTTGCTGGTCGTTGTTCTTCGCTACGTTGATGACAATCTGCTTGATAAGCGCTGTCTTTAAGTCCTGTAAGCCTTCCACCTGCTCAGCCAGGGACATGTCGGCGAATATTTTGCGGCTTTCGCGTACGCTACCCATTGCAAAGAAGGGAGCAATATCGAACTCATTAGTTTGAATGGACAGCGGCGTATCACCGACACAATGGACAATCAAATGCTCGTAGATGCCGTCGTCGTTATAGTCCACGTCTACATAGCACTCGTACAGCTCGACGTCTTTAGACGCATTATCGCCGTCGTTCGGGCGCATATGGTCGTCGGACAGCTCTTTGTTGATGTACTCGTCGGCGGAGGTATACTTCGTATCGCCTGACGCTTCCAGCGCTTCATCGACGTTTTGATACGTTCCGTCCTGCTCTTTACGCTTGAGATAGTCGCCCTTCACAATCTTCCGGTGTGCTACGAACTTGCACTTTTGGAGTGTGCTAGCTTCCGGCGTGAAGCGTAATTCTGTGGGCGGTACATACTCGACGACAGGATAATTAGCCGTGACTTTGACGTGGTCGAACTGTACTTCATACAGATCCGGCGCGTCTTTCAGCTGCTTGACTTTCTGTATCTCGATTTCGCCCGACAACGACGCCTGCGTGAGCATCATCGCTTGTTGCATATCGTTCACGTCGAACATGAGCTTGTAACGCGTGCGGTCTTCATCCCGCTTCCACCATACCTTAGCGACGCCTAAATTTGTCCCCAGTGCGTCATCAATGACGTCGTTGACTAAGGACGTATAGTTGTTCTTGCGGGTAAGCTGGTATTCGACTAAGTGCTGTATGTTGGTTGCCGTATTGTCGTTTTGGATGGTACTGCCGGCGATAGTAACCGGCGATTCGTTGCCGATGAAGACTTCTACAAGGCTGGGCTTCATCCACTCAACGATGTTGTTGAAGTCCATGCTGACGAATTTACTCTTTTTAGACAAGTTCGGTAGCTTCTTTTCGTACAAGTCTTGCTCGCCGTTGCGGAGCTTGCGGCGGTGTATCAGTTTCGGCTCTACGGTACCCTCGTAGTACTTCTTCGCGACGTCAATACCGTCTTTGACACTCATCATGATCTTCTTGATTTCGTCGTCTTTGAGCGTGTCCAGGGATACCGGTTGTTCTTCTGGTTCTGCCTGCTGCAACAGCCAGTCGGTAACGCTCATCTGTTGCGGAGCATCCCGGCCGAACAATCCGCCTGTGTCTTGTGCGGCGGACAAGCTCTGGTTTAAATCCTCCATCTCATCACCTCGATTGATAGCTAAATAAGGCCCTCAATAGGGCTATGCGGCAATGCGCGGGCTTGAACCGCGATAGCTTATAGCTGGTTTACTTTAACCTACATCGCCATGGGTGGCGGGGTCGTCAGCCCCGCCGATGATAGAAAGGAGCATGTTATCGTGGAGTCGCCCTTGTCCGGTGCGGCGTCGCTCCACGCGTTTACATGTACCCGGCCCGGTGTATCTTGCCACGGGTCATCTGTTTCCATTTATCTGCCGGGGACGTATTATCCCTGTATAGCTTGGCACAAAGATATGCCAGACAGTCCATCAAGTGACTGTACTCGTTCTTTTCCGGCTCATCCAGCGTCCGCCCGGCCACGACTTTACGATGATACCCGCCGGTGAAGGCTTCGATGAGCATCTGACAGCGCGGGTCCAGCTGTAAGAGTGGTTTCCCGTCGGGCGTAAGTGTCGTGAGATAGTACCGTACGGCTTCACTACGGCCTGTTTGTGTGAGTTCGCCCGGCTCGACGATAATGCCGTATCGGTCGCGGAGTATTTCGTTTGCGGTCTTTTCGTCGCTTTGTGCGCGCTGGTTGCCTGCCGGGTCGCCGACTGCAGTGTACTCGTATCCGCTGTAAAACGTCGATAATTCCGCTTGCACGGCACGGCCATGGGCCAGCATCCCACAATCCCAGGACTGCAATTCCGACAAGATGAGCAACTGCCCTTTCGCTGTCGTCTGTGCAATGATAGTCGCCGGGGTAAGCCCATAGTCGAACGACAAGAGGAGCGGCCGCCCGTCAATCGGGTGCAGTTCCTCATTGGCCACGTGGCGGTTGTAGTCGAATTCCGGGTAGTACTTCGGCTCAGCGCTGACTGTCCAGTTGATTTCGTATTCACGTTCCCAGCCCTCGGTGGTAGTCCCTTTTCGTTCGTTGGTCTTCCATTCTTCTGAGCGTTTGGAAGGGTCGGCCGTATAGTGTATCCTGGCAATGTACACACCGTTACGCCGGTACTCATGTACACCCTCTATCACATCGTGCGCTTCCTGCTCTTCTTCCGGCTCATCCTCGTTGAGCTGGCCTGTCACAAGCTGGCAGAAGAAGCCAGGATTCGCTGACGAGTCGATGAAGATGCGGCCGCCGCCCTCGATGGTCGGTCTAAGGCTGTTCCAGGTGGCTTGTGCAAAGTCCCAGAAGGCCATTTCTGTGCAGTACACGACAGATGCGGTGTACTGACGGAGCTGGTCGGCACCTTCTGCGACGGCTCTAAGCTCGACGCCATTGGAGAATTTGATGTAGTCATAGCCCATCTTTGAGCGTGTCTTTCTCTCGACAGCCGGCCATTCGTGCGTTTTCGGCAGATGCTCATACAGAAACATGAAGCGGCTGTCCCCCAGCAGATAAGCGCTATCGTCGTACTTTTTCGACTGCACGAATATCGACAGATTCTTACCGAACATGGCATAGTGTAGGAGATTCGCCAGGCACCGCCACGTCATCATCATGCGTCGGCTCTTGGGGAAGGCCGCCACCTGCTCGCCGTGGATAATCTGATCTACGCGAGCCAGATAATCAAGCTTCGGGAAATGTTCGACAGCCCCGTTCTTCGCTTCGTTGACTGTGAAGCAGCAGTCATTGATGAAGGCCGTCGGGTCATTCTTCCAGACTTTCCATTCCATCAGCCGCATCAGCTCGACTTTCTCTTTCAAGCTCTTTTTGCTAGTTTTATTCGTTGTTTTTGTTGACTTCATTCTATCAACCCCGGGTCAAGCCAGCCAAATATGCATAATTATTACTTATCAAGGCCCTTTAGCTTGCTTTCAAGCTCTTTGATACGGGCGTCTACGTCGGCGTCTGTCAGTGTTTCGACTTTGACGGCCCCGCCATCCGCGCCTGTGATTGCGTTTTCTACGCGGTCGCGCCATTCAAGCCGCTTCCGGTTCTTTAGCCAAAATATTTGTGCTGTCGTGTTTGGCTGTACTTCTTTATGTACGACTTTCGTCACAACAAGCATGTCATCACGCCGTTCTTCTGTGACTTCGTCGTATTTATATCCCAGTGCCGATTTAAGCAGCGCATTCTCTACCTGCCGGTCTACAGCGTCCTTCCCTTCTTTTAGGGCCTCTAAAATCTCTAAATGGTCGCGTTTCCAGTTATACAGTGTAGCGTTGGAAATACCCATGTTGGCCGCTATCTGCTCATCGCTAAGGCCGTCCCTGGCCCATCCTTGCAGTCTAAGCAGGCCTTCTTTTGTCAACCACTCTTGATACTTACCTTTCGCCACTGTATCACCACCTTTTAACTTTTCACTTAAAAAATTAAGGCCCTGTATGCCGTTCTAAGCGGCTTTTACAAGGCCTTGCATGTATCTGTATGTCTGATTACTTTTTCTTGCTGTTCATCACGTCATCCCACTTCCAGGAGATTTCCAGGCAGTCCGTGCCGTGATACCACTTGACGCTGTACTTCCACATGCGTAGGTAGCGTATCAAAGAATCTACGGCGCAGTCATCGTAGCCCGTGGGCAATACGATCTGCACGCTGGCCGCTCCCCTACGGGTGGCTTCATCTATTTTGCGCTGTGTGATAGCAAAGAGATTCATTGCGCTCAGTCTTTGCTGTTCAAATGCTGGCTTGATTTCTTCCATAGTCTTCTCCCGTATATGACAAGAGCCGCCAAAGCAGGGGGCGGCCCATGTCTATGTGTTTGTGTGTAACCTTTACAGATGTATAACAAGATTTCGTGTAACAGTGTGTGCGGCGGAGTGCCATAGCGCCATCTACTAACACTCTCGCCGCCTCGTCTGATGAGGAGATTCTAGCCTTACGCTAAAACCTTACACTATTATTATACGTGGTTTTTATACTGGTTATTCTTAGAATAAGCAAAAATGGCAAAAAAATAAGGGCGGCTCATTTCGAGCTGCCCTTTTTGAGTTTCTCCTTAATTTCGTTGGCTTTTTCTTGCCGGTCTGCAAAGTATCGCTGCTCCGCTGCTTTCCTGGCCGCTTTAGCGTCATCAAGCTCGTCAAAGAATCCCAAATGAATTTGTTTTTTGCCTATGCTGATGTACGCGCGGTATTGTCCGTTTCTAAAGACGGATACTCCGGGCACTCCGGTGCTATTGTTCCTATTAATTTCCCGCCCAAATCCGGCGTATTTAATAGCTACGTGTTGCCGGTGTACTTTAGACGCCAATTTTCGGCCGTCTTTAAGTACCAGGCTGTCTCCCTCTTTTCGCTTACATCCGCACGAAAGAGATTTCCCCTGGAGCAAATTATAAACGTAAATCATTTTTTCTTTACCGCAAATGCAACGGCATCGTACATAATCATGCCGGGTAGCATCTGGTGGCTCGATAACGGTCCAATAGCCAAATTTAGTCCCAATTCTTATGTCGCTCTTTCTCATAAGCCAAGGCTTTCCACGAGTGCCAGGCGCTGACCAGCTGTCAACGCTTCGATTTTTCCCGACAGCTGCTTCCGATTATCGTCAGATCCGACCGCAGCATCCAACACATCAAGATGCAGACCGCGTATTTTGCGACGGTCGATGACGGCACCGGCCAGGACTTCTCCCATAATCGCAAGTTCTGTTTCCGTAAAATCAGGAAGTGTTTCCGTGTCCAGGTCCAGCATGGCCTGGTAGCGTTCAACGATTTCACCCAGGCGGCGGGAAAAACCGCTAGTGCGGCGGCTGTCTCCCCGCGTTTCATCGGCGAGCCGTTCGAGCGGTTCGCTCATGTAAATTGTTCTTTTCATTATTTTTCCTCCTTATTCAAAAGGCGGCCATTTCTGACCGCCTACTTAATTTTTTACCATTCCCTGATTTCATCTTTGTATTCTTCTACCCAGGTTCCGGTGAATATGTCTTCCAAATTGGCGAAATCTAGTTCGTCCCAGTACGTATCGTGGGATTCGCAGTAGTCGTTGATGATGTCTGTGACGTCTTCAGCGACGTCTTCAAATAAGACATCATCATCCTCTCCGGATTCTTCGATTTCCTGGAGAGCCGCTAACCGGTGGCTTCCAGTTACGAGGCCCATATTCGTGTACAGAATCGGGGCGCCTTGCCAGCCGTTTGACAAAATAGATTTTTTTAACGCTTCTACCTTGTCATGATTTACATCATTGACCGTAGGTAGCGAGCTGATGTCGAAATATGTAGCCATGATTTTTTCCTCCTTGGCGACTTCCTTACGGTGCGCTCTCAAGCTTTATTTTGGAAAGTCTTGTTTTCCCCTTCCTTGATTATATTATAGCACATATACGTAGAAAGTCAATAGTTTTATACGTATAAAATAGAGAGATTGAAAAAAAAGACCCGCCGATTTCTCGACGGGTTTGCTCTTCTACCAACTCCTTTCGTCCTTTATTCTTGAGCCGTGATTAAGCGGTCAAGAAACTGGAAAAATGTTGCACTGTCTTCCGGCCAGCTGTACGGGAAAAGTGCCGAAAAACAACCGGGAACCAAGCTCCATACGGAGTCGGTCACCCACGTTTTCATGACTGAGTCATCAACGACCCAGCCATCGGGGTCTACGATAAACCCCTGTACGGCTTTTCGCGTTTTATCGCGAAAACCGTAAACAATAACATCATGTGCAATATCTTCATCATCGAGATACGCGCCGGGGGTCATCACGAGGCCACGGAAAAACTTACCGTTTTTACGTAATTCTTCTAAAATTTTTTTCGTCATCTTTTTTTCTCCTTTCTACTCCCTGGGACTTCCTTGTCCCTTTTCTTATTTACATTATAACACATATTCGATTGTTGTCAACTGCATTTTTTATGTTAAATTACTTTTTTCTTATTTCTATCGTATACCCAAATTGACTAACGATATCATCTAGTTCTGTATATCGAATTGTCGCGTTGCGGGTTTTTGCGTTGAATGTCTGTTGTTTAATTCCCAGCTCTCTACACAGCTCCGTTTCCGACTTGCCGATTTCTATTAGCCACTTTTTCCACATTACCTTAAATTCTTCTTTAGTCATTCTATGCACTCCCTTTCTGTTATCTATAGTATATATAACCATGTTTAAAAAGTCAATAACCTTTAAAAATTTTTAAATAACTCTATTTTCACTGTTGACAAGCGGCTAAACTCGTGATATTATGTAGACAACAAAAGGAAATGCAGTTACAGAAAGGAGAAAGAATTATGACAATCGACGAATTTAGAATCAAATTACAAAATATGACGGGCTGCGCGGACTGTCCGTACCCGGAATCTTGCGGCTTTCGTGATGAAAACTGGCGGGACCGGGCGGACCACGTAGTCGGCCCGTGCGGTCAACAGCATTGTTGGCTAGAGAACGACGACGATTTTGCCGACGTTAGAATGCGTTAGGAGGAATTTGTATGAAATATGATGTTACTTACTCTTGCGGTCACACTGGAACCGTCCAAATATACGGCACGAACGCCGAAAGAGAAAAAAAGATTGCCTGGTACGAAAATTACGCCGTCTGCCCAGACTGCTACAAGCAGGCCCAGCAGGAAGAAGCCGCAACAGCGGCCAAGCAGGCTAAGGCAGACGGCCTTCCAGCTCTAACCGGTAGCGAAAAGCAAATCCGGTGGGCTGAAAGTATCCGGCGCGAAAAGATGGCGGCCGCCCGTGAATGGCTGGCCCGTTATCCCGGCGAACAGGCAGATAAATGCCTAGCTTGGTACGGCAGTCATACCAGCGCGTCCTGGTGGATTGACCACCGCGACGAACGGCCCCAGCGGACGGCCAAGTTAGGTGTTGCAGAATGGAATAAATAGAAAAAAAAGGACGGCTCGCAATGAGTCGCCCTTCTTTTTTATTCTATTACTTTGATTAGTCCCAGCTGGCACGCAGCCATTTTAGCCAGCGTCCGCACGTCGTTGACTATCGTATAGTAAGTATTGCGGTCAATCCCCAACTCTACTGTCGTCGCTTTCCAGCTTTCCCGGCGATGGTATTTGCAGGTAGCTACACGCCTCGAAATATCGTCCAGGGCTTCGTATACCCCAGATACGAGTCTAAGCCAGCGTTCGGGCCGCTTGATGACGACGCCGTCGCTCAGTGTCACTTGCTTTAGCTCCGTGGCCAGCCGTATGCCTTCTAAGGCCGTCGGGTCCGATACAAAGGCATGGCCGTTACTGCCGCCGCTATGGCCGCCCGTGACGTTCTCCCGGGCCAGCCGTACGGCCCGCTTGATTTCTCGTTCCCGGTAAAACACGAGTTCTATATGCCGCGTCGTGGAGTCAATCGCGGCGCGCTGATTGTGGTGCATGTGCATCCCCTCCCATCGTTACGACTCTCACTATTCCAGCGTTATGGATACGCCGCCAGCACTGTAAGCATGGTTCCGGGGTCGGCAACTCTTTTCCGGTTTCTACGTCCATGCCCCATAAGTACAGGGTAGCTCCCTGCATTTCCCGGCGGCTGGCTGATATGATCGCATTTTCTTCTGCATGTACCGCTACGCATTTTTCCACCATCTGACCGTGCGGTACTTGATGCAGACAGCGGTAACATTTGCCGGTATCGCAACAGTTCCGTTCACCTCGCGCACTGCCGTTGTAGCCGGTACTGACAATCTCGTCGTTATTGACGATGACAGCCCCGTAGATGCGCCGTAAGCACGTGGCACGCTGTGCTACGGCCTTCGCTATGCCCAGATAGTACGCGTCCTTAGACGGGCGTACATGGCCGTTTTCCGCGGGGTCGTTTTCCGCGGGGCCGTTTTCCGCGGGGTCGTTTTCCATAGAGGTGAACGTCGTAATATCGTTGAATTGTGTGCGGATAAACAGCGCCGCGTCATGTTGGCCCTCTAAATCCAGCCTTCCAGAAATGATTAGCGCCGTTTCCTTGAACTTTTTGTCGTTGCCTTCCACTTTATAGCGGATAAGGGCCAGTATATTCCTAACAACCCACTCCGAGGTGTGAATCACTTCCATTTCCCTATCACTTCCTTTTCCACATGAAGAGCGGTGAACGGTGCGCGCCGATGTGATGCGCGTCCAGGTCGCGTTTACTTTCTTTTGTTTCCCACGGATAGCGCTTCCGGCGTCGTTCTTCATACAGCTGCTTTTCCTCATCGCTCATCTGATGAGTTCTTACTTCTCCTGGTGCATACCAATTTTCCATGCGTATCACCTATCCTTTTGTGCTCAATTTTACACGCGTTTTACCTTCTTCGGTTGATACCACTAATCAGTAGGCAGATACTGCAGCCGGCGTCGCTGTCACAAGCCGGACAATATACATTGCCATACGTTCTTTCTGCATAGCATTTATTTCCCATGCCGTCTTGATAGTAATCACTGCACCATTCTTTCTGCTTCTTCCTTAGCAGCTCTACTAGCTTTGCGTTTTCTTCGTCGGTCATCCTGTACACCCCTTCTGCTAGAATCCCCAGCTTACCATGATATTGTCGTCGTTAAGCGCCACTTTATAGCCGTCTTCGTCGAGCTTTCGGGTCAATGCCTTGTCTACGTTGTTATCGCCCGTTAGAGCCAGCGTGACGTAGCTTTTCCCGCTAAGATATGCGCGTTCAATGACTTCGTCTATGTGTTTCGTGCTAATGTCCGTTTTTCTCACCTCTTTTCCCCAAATAGGATTTCTCGCTTATCCAACATGCATGACATGCTTTCTTTGTCCCACGCCGGGCAAATATGGCGGTGTATCGGCATATCTGGTGAGCTTTGATAGCTCCAACAATGCCCAAATTTAGAATCTTCGCTGAATCGTGTGCAAAGGTCTGCTTTTATCGTATCAGTCATATAGAGTGCCAGCTCCGCTAATTTTTGCTCATCTGCTGGAGTAAAGGCGCGCTGGCTGGCTTTGTTCATCGCTTCTTCGTATACACCAAAGAAGAATTCCTTCATTTTCTTCTTGTCGTCCTGGACGTATTCCGGGATGTGCTCCAGTACCGTGATAGCTAGTGTTTTCGCACCGACATACTTCCCGTAGTCCAGTACGGTGTGGTCATCTTTATTGCCGTTCCGGGCAGCTTGATTGCTCCGCAAATCGGCGATGCAGTAGTCCAGTAGGACCTTCCTCATGTCGCTGATCATCTTTTCTTCATCCATGGTTACACCTCTTTCTTTTCCAGTAATTCCGGATTTTCGTAGGCATTGCCAATGACTTTGATACGCCCGGCGTCGTCAATAAGCATTTCCAAGTCGAACGTAACGAATGGGTACGGGTCATCGGCTATGCAACGTGCCAGTAGTACTCCCATTTCATCGTCTATGACGAACCGTTTTTTCATATCTTTGCGGGTGGCTTCAACGATATCGCCTTCGTAGATCATTACGTCATCATAGCTATCATCGTAGTAAGTCGTCCATGGCATGAGGACCACTTCGTCAAATCTTGCGACGATGACTTCATCTTTAGCTCTTCCTTTTACTCTTTCTTTGCGGAAGTCGATTTCGGATACATGCATCATCACTTTCTTGTCGTGGTGCCATGCCCGGTAGTCAATCCATTTCGGTTCCATGTTATTCGCCGTCCTCTCCTTCTCCGGTTATCAGATTGCCAGGGCATTCGTTAGGCCCCAGCCCGATACACCAATCCAAAATCGCACAAGCTTCGCAACCTTCGCGGTTGGTGCCTGCTCCTAGTCGCTGGCAATACAGCCACAAATAATAGGTATCGTCCAATGCGCGAAAGTCGTCGATGTCTTCATAGTTGATATCCTTGTTCAGCGTCCGTGCGGCGGTTGCATCTAAAAGGCGTGTTGACCGTTTCTTGCTTAATTTCACCTGTAGTAGGTCCATCGCTAAATCACGGGTAACTTGAAGGCGTCGGACGTTTTCTTCGCTGCCATCTTTCCCAGCCTGCGTAAAAGCGTTGGCGTACTGCTTGAGCAGTTCTTTGTAGATTCTTTCTGTTTCATCATTCATTGCTCATCAGCTCCTTATTAAGACAACGTAGACGGTCAATATATTACTCAGCTTCATGTTGTTCCTTTCTAGCCTCAGTTAATCGTTTTGGATTCCCTTCTACTAGCTTTTTCTTTAACTTCGGGTGTAGTTCATATAGTGGAAATTCTAAGTCCGTTATTTCGCTTACAGTGATTTCTACGCGCGGGTCTTCGGCGTCGATGCCGGCTATCATCGAGCCGTCGATTTGGGCTATGTATCCGTCGTCCTCGACGATTCCCGCGCTTTCGAGGATATCTGCCGTCGCCTGGACCAGCCCGAATAAATCGGGCCAGCCCTTGCGGTTCGGCATATAATACCTAGCGGTCATCGTGACGGCACATCCAATTGGCTTGATGGGCCTTCTTTGGGCTTTTAACTGCCATAAAGCATCCTTTGCATATTCTCTATAGGCTTTACCCTGTACAAGGCCGTAGCGCGTCTTCTGGAGCGAATTTTTCTTAGTCATGGGCCGTCCGTGGATGACGAATTGGTATGTCATTTCTTTTCTCCGAAAGTGCGGAGCAATAAGTCGGCGAGGTCCTCTCCTAAACTTTCGATAATTTCATCATCTTCGATGATTTCATCGTCTTCGTCGTCCGGATCTTCTTCCGGGTCAAGGTCGATAATGTGTTCTGTCGTCACTTTGAACGGTTCGTTATTGAGTGCGGACTTTGCTACGATGAGCATCACGTCTGCCAGATGGGTCCGCATCGTAATGTCTTTGTAGGTGAAGCCTTCTATCGTGATGGAGAATTTCTGGTCTGGGCTGCTGATACCCAGGATAGTTGCTAACGTCGCTTCGAGTTCGATTCTTTCTGCTTTAGTCATGGTTTTCATGCTCCTTTTCTTTAACTTCTTCATTAGTAATCAAAAAATCTAAATACTGCCGGGCTTTCATGAGATCTTTCAGTGGTGTCCCTTTGGCCGGGTAGCGGTACAGGTACTTGACGATATTGCCCACATAATAGGCCTCTTGCCCGTCCAGGCCATTCGTCATAGTTTCAATGACCGTTTTACATTCAACGCCTTTCCAGGTGTAGTGGTTCGGGTGCTGTACGTCATTCATCTGCATCAGCCACCTTCATGAATCGCCATTTCCATGTAACGTCCGGATATTTTTCGTGGTCTACTTCGCTCATGAACATGCGTAGCGGGCGCGCCCAGATGAGCTTAGGTTCTTGGGTATCCCGGTACACCACGACCAGCCCGTCTCTTTCTGTATCAGCTGCCAGGCAGATGATTTCATAAACGTGGCCTTTGAAGTGCTTCCACTTTTCACCGGCTTCCGGCATAGTTCGCTTGTAATGTTCCATGTTATTCATCTCCTTCATCCCGTAACGTCTTCAACAGTTCCGTAGCTCTTTCAATACGTTTCCTGATGGATTCTTTATTGGCATGCGCCTCTTTACGTTTCCTGAAGCAGTTACCGACTGCGATATTCAAAATATCTGTGTTTGTATTGTGATTGATGGTGCTATAGATGCGGTTCTCATCATCAGCATAATAATAAGCTTCGTTTTCTTCCGGAACGAACGGCTTATTTACCTTTTCAACGATTCTTTGCACCGCGAGTTTTATCCCGATTTCCGGGTTAAATGCATCGTTTGGGTGGCATTTCGCCTTCCCCTTGTAAACCGTTCCGCCGTCCATTTCGCTCTTGTACCATACTTTGATGGTTCCGTTGGGATAACATTTAACCTTATCTAATCCGCTGGGAGAAATCCCCGCTCTATCGGCTTCCAGCTCAAGAATCCCATTTATGTAGTCACGGAAGTTAGGGCTGTCTGGAAGCGTGGCGTCGAACTTCGGAGTCTTTTTTTTTGGCTTCTGTAAAAAATTTTCAAATACCCCAACAATCGGGTAGTTAGCAAAATGCCGAAAAGTAACATTTGCCAAGTCGCACGTCTTGGATACGGCGCAATCACTACATTTCTTTCCGTCGCAATACGCTTTTAGCGTGTTTACTGCCATTTTTGCCATCTTGTCATCAATCATGTCTGTTCCCTCCTATTTACCAGTACTGCCGAATCCGCCTTGACCGCGCTGTGTATCTGTCAGCGTCTGCACTTCTTTCCAGCGAATCGGGATGTTCTGCACTAATTTACCCTGAATGAAGCGCTCTCCCTTTTCGATTATTTCCGGCTTATCGCCGATATTGTCGAAAAGGCCCTGTACTTCGCCGCGGTACGAGCTGTCGATGACTCCCACGGCGTTCGATAACCGCAGTTCCCGCTTTGCGCCGTAGCTGGAGCGCATGAAGAGCATCATGCAATAGCCGTCCGGGATTTCAAAGGCCAGCCCCGACGGAATCTTGACGCCGTGTTCGCCGGGATAGATGACGAATTTCGCAGGCGCGTAAAAGTCGTAGCATGCGTTCCCTTCCGTGATGAGCGGCAGTTTCACGTCGTCTTTGCTGTAATTGTCGAGGATTTTCTTGATTTTAATGTCCATCATTATTTATGCTTGTTCCTTTCTAACACTTTATTCCTTGCCTGGTGTGCGACGCCGGGGCGCGGCCCGTGGCACTTTATCGCCCGTGGCCGACATTCCCGATCATCTGCACATACCGGCATGAGTTTCCCGTCTACCGTCACTATGTGGTGACGGTATCCCGTGAGTTTCTTATGACAGTAATAGCAGCGTGTCACATTGCATCACCGCTTACTGATTAAGCCGTTCTTTCAGAATTGAACCGGCCTTGAATTTCATGCTGTTATGCCCGGTCGTTTCCATCATTTCCCCGGTCTGGGGGTTGCGTGTTGTGCGGGGCGCTACGTATTTCTTTTCAAATGAGCCAAACCCGACAAAGGTAATCTTGCAGTCCTGCGCTACGAGGTCTGCGATAGTCCCCAACATTTCGTCCACGATACGGGCGCAAGTGCCTTTTGTCTTGCCGCTCCGCTGTGCTACCGTGTCGATAAACTGCTTCTTTGTGATGTTTTTCATTTTGAGCTCCTCTCTAGAATGTGATTTCTTCGTCGGCGGCTTCGCTACCCATGTTGCTAAAACCGCCATTATTGGCCCTCATTGGCCGTACAACCTTCGCAATGCGATTGACAAGCAAGTTGTATGCTACTTTCTGTGTACCGTCCTTAGCGGTGTATTCATGCATATCTATCTTGCCTGTTACCTCTACGCGATCGCCGCGCTTGACGTCCTGGACAATGGCTTCTGCCAGCTCTTTAAAAGCGGTGCAGTACCACCATTGACTTGTCCAGTCTTCCTTGCTCTTGCCGCTCGTCCCCGGCAGCTTCTTGTTATCCGCTACCGAAAACGTCACGACGGGCGTCCCTTTGGCAGTGACCCGGCTTTCCGGGGCCTTGCCAATGTTGCCGATTACTGTGATTGTGTTCATTGTCTATCACTCCTTTTTTCTGGTGTCGGCCGTTACCCGGCCAAACACTGCCTCGCCTTGCCCTTACGATACTTTGCGTAACGGGACTGTGCCATGGCTATAATCAGCTCTGCCTAACAATACCTTCGCTTCTCAGCACTCCACCTTTACCCTGCGAAACAGCACTATAGATTGCCATTCCATTGCAACACGTTCATGACAAGTCCTTGCCATGCATTGCCCTTGCTGACTATGCCAAACGTTACAATGCTATGCCTCCGCCTCGCCAAACTTTACTTAACTTTACTTTACCTTTGCTTGACTATACCCAGCATTTCCATTGCACTGCTGAAACATGCAATACCGTAACTTTGCTTTGCCTTACGCTACTAAGCCTTAGTTCAACGTTTCATCATTGTGCCTTTCAATGGCTTGCATTACCGTAACTGCACGATTCAATGCCTTTACGTAACTTAACGTGGCTTTATATTGCCATGACGGCGCGTTTCTTGGCTATACACGGCCTTTGCCTCACACCACTGTACTGGGCCTTACCGTTGCTATGCCGCGCGGTGCCTAACTGTTCCCTGCCGTTGCCCCGCAATACTAAACCACGCCTTTGCTTGACCTTACCGCACGATTCTGGACTCGGCCATACGTTGCCTTTGCTTCTCTTCGCTTGCTGTCGGCCTTAGCCTTTCAGCATTTTCTTGATACGGTCTACTTCGCTTTCCGCATCCTTGATTTCCTTGATGTCGATTACCTTATAGCGCCCCTTACCTGCATTTCGCCACTGTCCTAACCCGTTCTTACAACCAAACGCCAGCCATTCGAGCACTGCATCAGCATATTGGTCGCTTTCAATTTCGACGACGAATGTCATTCGGCTTCCAGCGGGAACTGTTTCACTGTTTGCCAGCGCCACGCGTTCGCCCTGTGCGGTCTGCGCTCTCAACGGCCGCTGGCAGTCGCCGATTTCAGCGCCTTCCGGCATTTCAATCATGATTTTCCGCGGTTCGACAAAGATGCAACCGTCGATGACTTTCTTGTAAGCCTTGATTTTATTCGTATGGGCGGCGAATTTTTCGCCCTTGCAACGCTGTAAGAACCCGGCGGCCGCTTTGAAGAACCCGCGGATTTGATACGAATAGATGAACGGCTTGCCGTCTTCCTTCGGGAAAATCGTCTTGCCCTTTTCGACGACGGCTTCCACGCCCAGCGCTTCGACTTCTTCTTCCCGGCTGGCGGCGTCCGGTGCTTTCGACGCGATGAATTCTTCATGGATTTTCGGGTCGCTGTTCGCCGTGCCCAACATTTCTTCGATAAGTTCGATAGTTACCTGTAATTTCTTCATTTTGATTTCCTCCTGTTATCCTTGTAAAGGTTATCTGGCTCCACGGTTGCCGTGGTATATGTCGACTGGCCCGTTCTGTTTCTCATACGCTTCCAGTGCCGGGTAATCTATGTTGCACTCTACATTGAGGCATTTCATGAATTCCCATATGGGAACTTCATTGTGAGTCAGTACGTAGACCTTATCTTTGTAATAGTTCTGCAAATCCTTGAGGCGTTTGTCACGCCATTTATATTTCGTGTACAGCGTCCAGAATATGACGATGGCTACCCCGGCTATCATGTCGCGTGTCTTCGCCATCAGTTTCAGATCGCGCGTCCGTCCGGTTATCATTTTCTGCATCCTTTCGGCGATACGTTCGTTGAGAAAACGGTCGAATCCGTGTTCACATAGTTCGTCGCGCCAGTCGTAAATGAAGCCTTCCTGGAATTCGTCGAGATGCTCCCACATGTCGTTCATCGCGGCGAACCGGTTGCGCCCGAACCCGTACTTATCGTGGAGGCAGTTGAACAACAGTGTCGTTGCCCAGTCTGTGCCGCTTTCGGCCCCGGCTTCACGCCGTACTTCCATGCGCTGCCTGTCCATTTTCGCCAGGGCGCGGCTGATAGCGTTCATCGTATCAGCCCTTTCTTGCGGACCATGTAAGCGCCGTATGACAATCCCGCTTTACGGGCGGCCGCAATGTCATCATCGAGGGCCGTCCGGAGTTGGCTTTCAAAGCCCGTTACGGCCTTATCCCTTGTCCTTTTCATGCGATTACGCGCCTGGATGAGCGTTTTTGGCCGCATGATCTGGTAATAAATCTTTTTCCACGCGTCGCGGCAATCCGGGCATACGCTGAATCCGCTCGTCATGGGCTTATCGCATACGATGCAGGTAGGCCGGCGTGTATAGCCCTGTTTCCGGTATGCGTTCCAGTCCCAGTATCTCTTTGTGAATTTATCGAGGCAGGACTGGCACAACCGCTGCGCTTTATATTGCGGGTCGAATTCATCCCCGCACACCATGCATTTAGTCATCTTGCTACTCCTCTCTTCATGACGATGGTCATGCTCACAAGCCCCGTATTCGGGTCCAGCCAGAAACGCATGTATTCGTTACCCATGCGCATGTTGCAGGCCAACCCTTCCTTGAAGGCGGGGGCGTTCTTAATAATCAGTTCGTCCGGGATTCCGGGAACCGCCCGGCGGGCGAATTCAACAATGTCTTTCGGCACGTCATCCAGCGACGGCGGTTTCTTTTCCTTGTCTGGCCGCTTCGTCCACTGGCTTCTGAGGCTACTAATCATATCGTGGATGCGCTTGCGCCCGGTTTCATTGACCGGCGCTTCCGGCAGTGCCTGGTAGTCCGGAATCTGGTTCAGCTTGCGCTTGACTTCTTTCTTGATCATCGTCACGCTCGGCATGGAGTCGGCGCTGTCAATCACGCGTCCCACGGCCCGCAGGACGTCGCCGTCGCTGTAGCGTTCAAACTGGAGCATCATCGCGCCAATGAATTCATCGCCATTCTGGCCGCTCAGCTTCCAGGCGTCATTTGGATAAGAGCCTCTTAATATCTTCAAAACTTGATTGGCTGTGTTGCTCGTCATACTCTTTGCACATCCTTTCTCTCCGTGCGTCATCTTCCCGCAGCCGTTCGTCGCGGGTCTTATACCGCCCTTTATATGGTGTCGAAGGGCTTTCCCGTTTTTCCCAGGTGCGTACCGTGGCTTTCCAGTCCTTCATGGGCGTTTTGCCAACTACCCAGCCACGTGCCTCGTAGTAATCGATGAAGTATTCCGGGTCAATGTCGTTCTGCCGCTCAAGGCAATAAGCCCGAACTTCATCCACGGTAGGTTTGACGAAACGTTTGGACCGTGATTTTTTAGGTTGAGGAGTGGGTTCTTCCTGGTCGGTTTGAGTGTACGGTTCACGTACACTGAGTGTACGGTCTACCGTACATTGAGTGTTGTCACATACACATACACATTCACTAGAATTAGAAGTACTTTCTTTTTCTTTGCTACTTTCTTTTTCTTTGGTGTCAATCGTAGCTAGGAAGTCTTTGACGGTTGAATTCAGCTCGCCACAATCTTTCAAATGGTCTTTGACGATGCTAAGCAGCTCTTTGTGCTTTACACCCTTTGCTGATTTCATCAGGCAATCAAATATTGGTTTTCCGCCTTTGACGGTCGAATATTTTAGGAAATTCTTGATTGCGATTTCACATCCACGCCGTGCAATAACTCCGTACTTATTTTCAAAGCGATCCAACAGGCCCTTGATGGCATCTTCGCTGTATCCCATCTCGAATCCGGCAATCTTTGGCGGAAGTTCATACACACCACAAGGTTCGGAGTGCGGATTTGTCAGCAGGTAGAGCATGAAATATTTGTCTTCCGGGGTCCAATAGATGACCTTTTCGTCAGTCCAGAATCCTGTGCTAATGATTCTTTTTACTTTCATGATTTAGCCCCCGTTCCCACATACAACAATGGTAATCTATCGCAAAATACCAACAATCAAGGCTTTCTTCTGTGAGTGCGATTTCCTTTAATGCGTCGGTTGACAAGATGCCCTTGTCGACAATATCTGTCATGCGCTGTACCGCATCTTTCAGCCCTTCAAAATCAGCTCCGAATCGATTCTTCAATATCCCGCGAATGTAGAGGATTTCATTCAATTCCGGGCTTTCTTTTTCCCGCAACTTATATATCACATGCTTTTCAATGCGGTTTAAAGCCAATTCAGCGCTTATGTCCGTGCCTTTGAAATTCTTGTCTATGGAATCTTTAATCCCATCTATAACGGCTTGCATACCATATTTTTTCAAATAATGCCTTAGTTTCGATTTATCTCGATTGTTTGGCTTTACGCCTGTCAACGATTGAAATAGATCAGAAACGTATTCGACGGTTTCGTTTTCCAGGTTGTTCAATTCGTCGTTCCACTGCTTCATCATTTCCAGCTGTTCACGACGCTCGTTTAATTCATCAAGTTGTCGCTTCTGCTTTGCAACCATGCTTTTATCATCGAACTTTCGATTACTTTTACCTAAATTGCAATCAGAACACGCTGTAACGAGGTTTGTTATTTCGTTAGTACCGCCTTTTGAAACGGGAACGACGTGGTCAACGTGGAGTACAACGTCCGGGGCTGAACGGCCACAATATACGCATGAAAAGCTATCACGCTTGAACACTTCAAATCTGAGGCTTTTCGATAGTTTTTTACGTCCATTCATTTTGCTTCCCTCCTTATTTCTAAAAACCTTTCTCTCATCGCCTTCGCGTCGGGACCGTGTGCCCGTTCGTGGCAGTCCCGACAAAGTACGATGAGGTTATCTAAATCACTCGTCCCGCAGTGGGAACGAAATGTAATGTGATGGATTTCCGCAGCAGGTGCGCCGCAGTTCTCACATACGCCGCCAGCCCGTTCATAAGCCGGAAGGCGGTTCTTTCGGTATAGCGCGTCGTCACGTCGTTTCCGTTTATTCATCTCGTTCGGGCCTCCAATCATCTATGAGCGCCTGGACCCACTCGCGGTCCTCAACGTTCGCGCCGATCTGGCTGGCTTCGTCGACAAGACAGTCAATTAGTCGGCTCATGTCGTGCGTGTCGTACACGCTGGACCCGGCGTATAAGTGCAGGACGGTACAGCCCTTCACTTTACTTACTCCGGTATCAATGGCAATCCATCCAATACCGTTGTGTCGCCAGTCCCGGCACACGCTGGCCGCCAGCTTCTTCTGGACGCATATCGGGGTAAATCCTTGGGAATCTTGGATAGCACCGCGATACACCTCTTCTTTGCTGACATATTGGCCGTCGCTGGACAGCTTTTCGGCTATCCGCTGGCACAACAGCCAGCAGTAAGAATTGGCATTTAATGAGCGCTTTTCTGAGTAGCGCTTAATCTCGATGGAGTAATCACCGTCGACTTTGATGTTATTTAAGTCTTCGGTGAGCGGTGCGGGAATCAGCAGCATATAGCCGCTGTTCCCTTTGAGCACCTGGATACCTTTCGCATGAAACTTCATGCTATACGCCTTCCATCAGTGCGGCGTCGTCTTTGGCCTTCGCCGCATCGACTAATTTGCCGATGTTTTCGTAGAAGGCCTTGGCCTCTGCAAGGGACAATTCCTTGAAATGACTCTTGCAGAATTTTTCTTTGAGCAGCGGCCCGATGAACATGACCGCCTCGTTCGCTCTGGCCCAGTCAATGACGAGCTGGTAATAGTCGTCAACAGATGTAGGCTTTTTTTGCATCTGAGACGAGCTAGACGCGGTTTTTTCGGCCTGTCGCCCCGTCTTGGTGTAATTACCCTTGGGGCTATCATTACGCGCGTTAGAACGGCTCTGAGGCGTATTATTCCATGTATCGGAGTCCTTATTATCGTCGATACAGAACAGACCGTTCAAGGCGTACTTGCGGGCGTAGCTGGATGCGCTGCCCGTCACCTGGCTGTCGTCCATGCCTTTGCGGGCCAGCGCTTCGCGGGCATAAGCACTTGTCTTGATTTCGTCTCCATTGTCGGCGTCGATTAATTTGGCTTCTGCCTGTACATAAAAGCGGTCGCCAACGGTTTTGATTTCATCTGCGATGGTCAGCACCAGCCCATGCTGGCTTAGCAAAGGCTTGACCGCTTCCAAAATATCTTCACACGAGCGGTAACTGTAACCGCCGAATTTATTGTATTGGCCTTTCGGCGCTTTCAACTCCGACTGTACAGCCATGAGTTTCTTGTAAATTGTCTTTTCCATGACTAGCACCTCACTTGATCTGAATGTTTACCCGTTCTTCGAGTTCAGCCCCCGGAACGTCTTCCCCGCCTTTCAAGGCTTTTCCGATGGCCGTCTTGTCGACTTTCGGCGGCTGTGCAATCAAGAAGGCTTCCGGCAGCTTCTTTTCATCGGTAATCGTGACGGCTTTGCTCTTCCGCCAGCCGATGGAGAATTCCGTTTCCTTGACCTTTTCACCGTCGAGGACGTTGGCAAGGTAGCTTTCCAGCTGTGCGGCCTTGTTTTCTGCCGCCTTCTGTCGCTTATAGAAGGCTTCCTTTTCTTCCTTGAGTGCCTTCGCGTCGGCTTTCAGATTCTTGACCCACAAGGCGATGTTGCGGATTTTTTCAGACCGTTCCATTTTCAGCAGGGAAAGTTTTTCCAGGTCGATGACTTCCCCGGTTTCTATGTTGACCGTCGTACCCGGTTCTACTTCTACGCAATTCAGAATAGATTGATTGATTTCATATAAGCTTGCCATGTTATGCTCCTTCCCCACAGTCGCGATAGAAACGCGAGCGGTCGAAAATAATACAATGTCTGGCTTCGTCAATGTCATCACGGAGTTCTGCAATTTCATTGGCGAATTTATCCACATCCCGAAAGTCTTCCATTTCATCAAGGATAGTTTCGAGGTAATTAACATCATCTTCCAAAGTGTCCGTCAGTTCCGGAAATGAGATATTCCCCCGAAAACCGTCACCTTCATTGGCTAAACTAATAAGGGATTTTCCCCAGTTAGAAGGTAGTGTCCATTCGTGCGGCTTTTCGGGATACATTTCAAGTAACTTCTTTCCCAATGCTTCACAATCATCAGCCAGTTCTACGCTGATAGCTTTTGATTGTTCGCTCAAAAGGTCATATTTCGGATCTACCCAAGGATGAATCGGATACGGATTATACTTTTTCATTGACGACCTCAACTTTCTGCCTTATAATTAAGGCAATAAATTTAATACATCAAAATGCCGTGGGTCGCACGGGAATCTACGCCTGTGGAGAGAGTGTAAGCCGCCGCAACTCTTTGGAGTCCGTGGCGCTGTTCTCGTTGAAGCAGGAAGCTCTCGCCTATATAGGCGGGAGTACGTTCACTACATCTAGCCTCGCAGGCCTTGCGTAACCGTCGCAAGGCCTACTTTGCTATTACAATCTTCTGGCCGACTTTGAGGTCAGCGTCCGGCGCGATGTTGTTCAGTTTCGCAAGGTCATAAATGACTTCGCGAATATCCTGTTCATCACTGGACAGCCCAGCGGCTATGTCCCAAAGTGTTTCCCCTTCTTCGACATAGTGTATTTTTTGAATTTCGCTGGCTTTCTGCTCATAGGCCAGCTTTGCGCCTGCGTACCAGCCAATGCCACAAGCCGTGGCAAGGGCCAGTGTGAAGGCAACGGCACTGGCAATCCGCTTGAAGAACTTGCGATCGTGCCGCTTTTCCGGCATGTGGTCGCGTATTTCAATGGCCTTCATAATTTCACCGCCTCTCTCAAAAACTCATAAATTCGACTCAACTTTTCTTTCAAGGCTCTGTTCTCTTCGGACAGGGCCTTATTTTCGTCTTCAAGCTTTTCCCATTCCAGCGGCCCGTGCGCTGGCTCTTCGTATTCACAAAGGGCCAGCACGTCCGCCGCCCGGTAGAACGTGCCGGGGAGGCCGTACAGGCGTTTCAACCTGCCGTCGCTTTCCATGCGGCAGATGGTCTGCCGGGAACACTTGAAAAGTTCTTGCAGTTCTTCGGAGCTGTAACACATCTTCATGGCTATCGGCTCCTTAGTGGCCTGCTTCCTGGTCATCACGTTCGATCATGGGCAGAACGCCGTGTTTCTTGAGGAGCTGATACAGGAAGAGACGTCCTTTCTGGGTCCATTCGGTCTGCATCTTACAGTCCGGGCGGCCGTCGCTGTGCTTGAAGTCGAAGGTCTTGCTGTGGGTATAGCCACGCGCCTGGTACTTGGCGTACAGGAACCATTGCGACCCCATCCGGTAGATGACCCGGAGTTCATGGAGTTTCTGGTTCAATGCTTTAGCGCTCATCCCATAGTCTTTCGCAATGGCCGTGGTCGGCACGGTCCCTTTGCTGGAAAGGATGCGGTCTGTGTAATCGGCTTTCGGTTTCAGTTCGCCGATAACCTGTTTTGCACTGGTCGCTTCCAGTTCGGCATGTTTCCGGGCTTCCCGTTCGACTTTGAGTTCTGTAGCCAGCTTGATCAGCGTATCCGGATTCAACAGTGCTTCTTCTATCTTTTCCGGCGTCATGTATGCTCCATGTTTACGGATGGCCGGGAGAACTTCACTTGTAATCCAGTGCTTGAACTTTTTGGCTGTCGGAAGCTTACTGGAAAGAACCAGACTGTAAAGGCCGGATTCATTAATAATGACGATTTTTTGTTTTCCGCCAGGGGTCTGTATTTCGCCGACCCCTTTATCATCATCGTCAACATGCGCTCTAATAGCATCGGCCGTTCTTTCATAACCTAAAATTGTTGCTACATCTTTTCCAACAAACCATGGTTCGCCGCCTTTATCAAACGTCCGTACCTGTCCAAATTCAGGGCTGTTGAAAACTTTTAATTCGTTCATGCTTTTGCTCCTTTCAAATCAAATCTGTAACCTCGCATTGGAGTGCTTCTGCAATCCGGTACAAGGTGGAAAGCTTTACGTCTGCACCGTGTTCTACATCCCACAAGTTGCGGTATGCCAGTCCGGTGTTTTTTACCAGCCAGTACAGCGACTTTCCTTTCTGCTGCCTGACTTTCTTGATGTTGTTCTTCATTGTTTAATTACCTCTCGTTTGATATAATGTTGTATGGGGAATATATCCTAGAAAGTAAGGTGAAATTCATGGAAGAACTGCAAATCACTAAAGAAATTGTGATTTCCTTGATTGAAAAAGGGAAAATTACTAATGTTGAAGATGCCTGCAAGGCCTGTGAAGACGTTTATAAAGTTATTCGCAACCTGTCGAACATGCCTTATCAGCATTAATTGCAGTGGTTATTTTAAGAGTGCAGAGTAATCTGTGCTCTTTTTTTAATTCATCTGCTAATTCGGCCATTTCGCGTATTTCCCGTTTTACATTTTCTGGGCTTCCTGTGATACCCACATCAATAATGACTTTGTGTACTGTGTAATCCATCTTGTCACCGCCTTTTAAGTTGTATAACAACCTTTTTCTCTTACTTTAACTACATTAGGTTGTTTAAATTTGTCAAAAAAAATATCTTCCATCTTAATACCAGAATCTCTTTCAATTCTAAGCATGATTGACGGAGATGGAACCGCGGTTCCGTTTTCATATTTGCTCCACGCTTGCTGAGAAACGCCATACACTTTCGCCATTTCTTCTTGTGAGCGCTTCCCTCGATATTTAATAAGTTTATCTCTCACGTTATCACCGCCCTTCTCACTTATTTTTAACTACCTTACGATGCAATTATACACAACTTTTAGTTGTATGTCAAGAGTAAAATACAACTATTTTTCTTTTGTGAATTACTACCAACAGTAGTAAAATATAACCATAAAATCAAACGAGAAAGGGGTCTTGAAATATGTTCTCTACACAGCTAAAGAAATACCGCAAAAACAATGGATACACGCAAAAACAACTGGCAGAAGCAGTTGGAGTAACACAGCAGGCTGTTGCTAAGTGGGAAACGGACAAGGCCTCGCCAGATCCGGAAATGTTACAAAAAATAAGTTCAATATTGAATGTTACTGTTGACAGTTTACTGGATGGGGCAACCCCCAAAGACAAGAGCAAAATGCCGAAAGATTTGAATAAATTCTTGCAGCAGTCTGAAATTATTTTTGATGGCGATACTTACAATTTAACAGATGAAGAACGGGAATTAGTTATAAAATCCCTTGAGGTTGCCTTTTCAGCGGCAAAACGAGCAAACAAACGCAAAAAAGGCGACACTCCTACTAAATAGAGGTGTCGCCTTATGGTCAGAAAAAACATAAAATTACGTGTCAAGAACCTGGTACGGAAAATGGGGACAGCCAGCCCCTTACAAATAGCTGATATGATGAGGATGCCCATTGTATACGCCGAACTGCCTAAAGGTATCCGCGGGTATCTTACAAGGCCGTTACGCCGGAAGGTAATCGTGCTCAACGACAAACTGGACGAACGGGAAATACCGATTGTCGTTGCTCATGAGTTAGGCCACGCACTGATGCACGGGGCGGCCGGGACATTCCATGCCGATACCGTGAACTATTGCAACGCACGGAGCGAATACGAGGCTAACATGTTCGCACTGTATCTTCTATCCTACTGCTACGATATAGACGAACGGCTCTTACAGGCCGCACCCAGGAACCGGGACGTGATGACATACAAAGAAGCCCATTCATTATTGTGCAGATGTATCGAGGGATAAAGGAGCGATGAAAAATGAATCTTATATTATGGGTCGTGTTACTTGCTCTCATTGGTCTTGGGAAATACGCTATAGGAGAAATAAAACAAAACCACAAAACAAAAGGAATTGCACTGCTGATTGTTACGATTGCCCTCATGATTGCATGGTTCGCTTTGAAAGGGCACATGTCCCGCAATATAACGTATTAGTTGTCATGTATAGAAAGGCGGTAATATTATGAAAAAGCTACTATTGATGCTAATCACTTTATTGGCATTTAGTTGCCCTGTATTCGCTTCGCATTGGATGCCTCTTGGAACCGGTGAAGATGGTACAGAATATTCAATAGACATTTCCAGAGTGTCGACGCACACGTTAACACCTCTAGAAGAAGACCAAAATCGTGCCGTAGAACGAATGGGATACAAAGGTATTAATGTCCCATATAAAAGCATATGGCTACAAGTAGAGTACACGAATGGTACTTCGTCGATTCAACACATAAACGTATATCAGAATCGAACAATAGCTCTGCTGGGATTTGTGGACTATGACAGCGATGGAAGGATAACCAATTCTGCGCCCGATAGATACCCAGTACCAGACACGATCTACCCAGATACAGTCGGTGAAAAACTATATATGTTTGCATACCCCATGAACTCATAGGCACGCAACAAAAATAAGCCCATACAACGTTAGTTGTACAGGCAGAAAGGATACGCGTGAAAAGAAATTTAGATTTGATAAAGGAGCGATGAAAAAATGAAAAATGTAAAAAGAGTCATATCATTAACATTGTTGTTTGTATTTGCTTTAGCTGCAATGGCTTTTGCATACATCGGTAACGCTAGGTCTGGTATTTTCCATTATGATAGTTGTCAATATGTGTACAGAATGAGCAATAGTAACAAGGTGTACTTTGATTCACGCGAAGATGCTGTTGATGCCGGTTATCGCCCATGCCGAGTCTGTAGACCTTAGTAAGAAACAGTAAAATTTGTATTTAGTTCCAGCTGATATCACTTTAGAACCCAAAATAAGCCCACATGGCTACCATGCAGGCTTATTTTGGGTTCCAACAGGATGGAGACAGCGGCCAGCCCCAGGAGCAAGGGAATTCTAACCCATACCGCGGCTGGCAGATGGCGGCAGGGCTACTCCCATTCCGGGAACCCAGCTTTGTTCCTTCACAAGCTGGCCTATCTCTATTATACCATATTCTTTTCAAAAAGTTGCAACGTATTCATTTTCGTTGCAGACTCGTTCCATTCGTTCCATCTTCACGGCTAGTCAATCTAGGAGGCAGCTATGTATAACATCAATCACAACTTTACATACCGTCAGAAGGATAAAGGCTGGCAGGTCATACTTTCTTACAAGGACGGTGATAAATGGCGTCAGAAGAGCAAACAGGGGCTAAAGACCAAACAGCAGGCAAAGGCCGCTGGCGACAAGCTCTTATCTGAGCTTCAAAGAACATTTGTACCCTCATCAAATGAGCTGGCAGGAATCACACTCCGTAAATTCGTCCCCGTTGTCATCAAGGATAAGACATTGACGCCATCGACAAAATATGCATTCAGCCGCGTGCCGATTTTCTTTGCTGATATTGCTGACAAGGTCATCTCCCAGATAACGACGGCCGACATACTGCAGGTCCTTTCCACAAAGAAGGGGCTGGCAAATAGCACGATACGTCACCGGCTGACCTTGTTAAACACCATATTCAACCACGCTATCCAGGTGTACGGCATTGCGATAAGGAATCCGGTGCAGGCCGTGCCGCGCGTAAAGCTGCAGAAACAATCCTGCATTAAGGCTATTTCCTACGATGATTTCACAAGGCTGATGAAAAGCAATGGCGGCCGGAATTGTGAGAATTACAAAATTTGTTGCCAGATTGCTTATTATACGGGGATGCGATTCGGTGAAATGGTCGGGCTGATATGGAATGATATTTCCTTTGATAGCAGACAGATAACCGTTAAACGACAGGTGAAGGCATATCGCCATGACGGCATCATCACGTACGGGCCAGGGCCTTTAAAGACGACGAATTCCTACCGGACGATTCCCGTCCCCGGAGTCCTGCTTGACGCACTGAAAGACTGGAAGCAGAAAAGCGCGTCAGAATCGGTTCTAGGCTTAACGAGTTCCAACACGCAATTAATCAACCGTTGGATAAAGAAAACACTCCCAAACACGAGCATACACGATTTTAGGCACACATACGCCACAAACTTACTGGCAAACGGCGTAGACATTCAAACTGTCGCCGCACTATGTGGGGACTCCGTGGGAACCATCATTTCCACCTATCTTGATTTTACAGAAGAGATGAGAAAGAGGGCCGCCCAAAACGTCGATACCATCTTTACGAAATGATTTTTGACGAATTTTTGACGGCCCTCTATCGTGATGCTATGAAACGGCACTATTAAGCCATTCTTCGTTTGTTCGGTTATAACAATAAAGTATAGCATGAAATACTCAGAAATGCTATATATCAATCAAAAACGCTAAAAATAGCCGTTTATAAATGATTATATTTTTCTTTATGTCCATATTGTACCACATTGTATCACATTGTAACATTTATTTTTGACGATTTTTTGACGAGCCGTGAATGGAAAACAGCCTGCCGTCCGTGATGGATAGCAGGCTGTTCCTTTTATTTATCGAACTTTAGGACGACTTTCTTGGCAAGGTCATTTATCTTAGTACGCCGCTGGTCGATTTCCTGGCGTTTCCGGTCCGGGTCCTTTTTCGGATCATTCCGGATAGCCTTGATTTCTTTATTGAGCTTCGATACCGAACTTACAGCGGTGTCTACCTGCTTCAATTCCTTCGGCTTATTCGATGAAGACTTCTTGCCTTTGCGCTGTTTACCAGCGTCGGAACGTTCGTAGTCGTCGTTCATGTCCTTCTGGATTTCATACATACGGTTGACGTATTCGCTGTTCTGGCCGTTCTGGCGAACGAACGAACCAATGACAGGCATTTCATACCAATACTTAGCCGGTTCGGGCGGACGGCTGTTCCCGTGTACGTAGCTAATCGGGTCATTGAGCATATTGGCTATGAAACGGCCGGCGCTGCCGAACCATCCACTAATCCAGTTGTCAATCGCAATCGGCGACAACTTGATACTCTTGGCAAGCCAGGTGTCACCTAAAGACTTGGCTAATTCACTCGTATAGCTGGTAAACTGCATTTCGGACGGAGCCTTTTGCAGGCTGGCGGGTACGAGGTTCCGGCCCGTCCAGAACGAATAGTTGGTCATCCATTCAATGAGCGGGCGGACGACGGCCGGATACAGGCTAGGCGTCATCGCTTCGGCGTACTGGCGCGCCCATTCTTTCATCCCGTGCGGGTCCGTGCCGGTCATCTGGTTCAAGACGGCTTCGATACCGGAGCCGAACAGGATACCTACTTCCTGCGGCTTTGGGATGAGCAGATACGTTCCGCCCGGCAGTGGGATGGCCCAGTTGGTATACTTCGTGTTTTCGTCGAGTTCCTTATACCAATCGTCATCATGATTGATAGCCCACAATCCCAACGACGGCAGGATAATCCAGATAACGGCATTCAGAATGGCCCGCATGGGGTTATCCTTGAACGTCTGGATGAACTTATCCGTGCCTTGAATCGTCGCATTGAAGAACGGCACGTACTTATTGACTATCTGGCCCTTCTTGCCATGGCGCGAGAAGTCCAGCGTGATTTCACGTGCCAGCTGGCCTGCCTGGTCGATGGACAAGCCCTGGTTGCGGGCGCGTCTGAATTCGCCGGCACGGGTACTGTCTTCGACGAGGTTGCCGAACTTTTCGTACTTGTGCCATGCCCAGCTGATGAGCTGGCGGACCTGTTTCACAACAACCGGGTACGAGTCGTACTTATGGCCCAGTAGTTCTTTAGTGAGGTCACGACTGCTATCCGCATCAGCCCGCATATACGTCGACATGCTGGCCCCGCTGGCGTGGTATTCGGCGGAGAATTCCTTATCAAAGTGCAGTTTCCAGGCACCGCGTACATTATCGACGAACGGCAGATAGAACCCGGTCTTGGAGTTTACCGTGGCCGACATGGTATCACGTAATAAGTTACGGACGATGAAGGACGGGCTGATAGTGGCCCCGGTCCGTAAGGTCTGTGCGATACTGCTTGCCATCTTAATCGTGAATCGGTTCGTTTGCGCGTCGTTATTCGTGAGCGCGTCATAGATTTCCGGCGTCGTGCGGTATACGACTTGTTCCCCGTTCTGCCATGCCGTGAAAGCAAAGGCCGTCGGGTCGGCGTGTTTTAGCGTCGGGTCGCGGACGACGACGTCACCCAGCCCGGAGAAGTCCTGGCCCAGCTTGACGAATGTCTTGGCGACGTCGTTCCGTTCGCATTTGCTAATCATAGATACCGCCATCTGCGACAACGAGGTTATCGGGTCGAGGATAGGCCGTTTGCCGCCGCCTTCGATACGTTTGATACCGTTACTGACGTTGGCATAGCCGCCGCCTTTATTGAATACGCCGATAGTACCTATCATCTCATCCATATCCGTGATGCCGTCCGACATGTCGCGATACATCGGGCAATAATGCTTATATTTGCGGAGTTTCCCGGCGAGGTCCTTAGAGATAAGGCCCTGCTGTTGGAGAATGTTGACGATATTTGTATTGATATCCCAGTACATCTGCGCTATCTTCTTGATGCTTTCGGGCGTGTTCTGGATGATTTCACGCGTACCTTCTTCATCAAAGCCAGCGGAGCGTGCATATGCGTCGTGGTAGTGCTTTTCAAGCTCTTCCGTACGCATAGCAATCAGATAGTTGCCCAGCGCGTCATAGGCGTTCTCAGCGCCCGTTTTCGATACGTCTTCCTTAGACACCTTATTAAGGGCGTCCATAATATCTTTCATGGTGACGTTCTTCGTGATGGCGTGGCCGTAAACCTTATTCAATACTTTATATGTCTCTTCGACGCTTTTGCCGCCTGTAAGGAATAACAGCGCACGGCTGGAGGCTACGTTAATAGCCATTTGTGCCTGCTTATGGACGTCATAGTCATAGGCCAGTTTTCTACCCAGTTCAGCTTCTGCCCTGGCGACGACTTTAGCAAAGGCATGCTTGTCATCTACCCAGTTCGTGTAGAACTTATCGAAGTGCGTGCTCAGCCATTCTTTGGGATGCTTACGGAGCTGTACTTTTTCCTTTTCGCGGGCGATACTGCCGGCGGCCCGTTCTGCGGCGGTCTGTCCCTGGTAGGTTTCATTCAGCTGAATGACTTTGTCGAGCTTTTCTTTTAAATCGGGATGCTGTTCCAGGCCTTCGTCGAAAATCTTGGAATAAGCCGGATAGGTTTCGCGGGCCAGTTCCGGGTTGCGAATCATCATAGCCCCAAAGTCCATGACGGCGTTCTGCCGTGCCTGCGCCGGGGTGAGATGTTCGTTGACGCCGTTCATCTTGTTTTCGGCGGCGTTCTTATCCTGCCGGTCCAGGACCTTATTTGCCAATTCCAGGTTGCCTTTCAGCTGCATGATGTTGTCGAGATGCAGGGCAAGGATACGGCCGTAGTTGCTCAGATTGAAGTACCCCATACGGTTAAAGCCTGCGTGGGCGTGGCGATCATACAGGTCGGTAGCCTGTGGACGGACGGCCTGCTTCTGGTCCGGGTCGAATTTACTGGACTCTCTCAGTTCCTTCCGTTCCTTATCCGTGAGGCGGCTTCCTTCATAGATATGGACAATATCGTTAATGGCGTCGATAATGTCTTGCGGTTTGACAGGCGCTTCTTCCTGGTCGTCCTGCCGGGCAGCGTAGCGCCGTTCGTTATTGTCGCGGGCGTCGCGTCCCCATACCTTGCCCGACTCAATCTGCCGGAATATGTCGTTCACGGTTTCAGTCCTGGTAAGGATTCTCTTCATCTTCGCGGCAAAGTCATTGATTTTCTGGAACAGTTTGCCCCATGCCGTGCCGCGGCCATGTTTACGGGCTTCTACCCATTCAGCGTACTTATCGGCGCGCTTTTCGGCGTCTGGGATAGCCTTCTTGATAGCTGCCTTTTCACGGTCCGTCAAGACGGCGCCTTCTGCAAGGTGGTAGGCTTCATGGAATCCCGTGTTTTCACGGCTACCCTGTGAGAGGGCCATATAAGCGTCTTTACCATGGAGCTGTGCATAGCCTTCGACAACGACATTGCCATTATCGTCGATATGGTGGTCTTTCTTCGCCTGCGCCAGTTCTTTATCTGTCAGGACGATTTCATTCTTCAAATCAACGACAATATGGCAACTGTTCGGCATAGTGAATGTCATGCGGTCGCCTTCATCATTGATTTCTTTGGCAGTCGGGAACGCCTCTTTGATTTCTGCTTTCAAGTCTTCCTTGGAGCGGGTCAACTGTCCATGTGCTTCCCGTGCTGAATATTTCGTATCTGTTTCCGGTGTAATCATTCGTGCCATGACATCTTGAATTTCTTTAGGCGGTTTCTTGCCCAAATTCTTCAAGTCCTGATAGATACTAACCATCCATTCTTTGAATTTTTCAAACACGTTTTTCAGTGATTCATTAGGGGCCTTGCCATCAGCAATATAACGTTCAAAACCTCTAGCAAACCGTTCGTGCATCCAGCGTGCTTCCGCCGATTTGATTGCTACGGCATCGCCAGCTTTCTTTGCTTCCCGTATAGCGTCGGCATATTCCTGGAATTCTTTTTCAAGGGCCGTACCCTTGTATCCTTTCATCTGTCCGGGTTTGTATCCGGCCCAGTCCTTAACGGTTTGCAAATCGCTAACCAACCCGGCAGGGGCGTCTTTTTTCTGCGCTAGTCTTTCCATGTCAGACAGGAACATATGAGCCGATTCATGAATAAAAGACGACTGGTCCGCAATATCAAACAGTCTGATAGCTCCGGTACTTGCGTCATAAGCAGCTTTGGCGTTATGAACATCCTGATTGTATTTGTCGATGATTTGAACGGCCTTGTCATCAAAAATAACAAAACATTGTCCATCAGTATTGCCGATGTATTTAATTCCCTTAATGCCATACTTATCGAGGTACTTAGATGCGTCGGCCTGTTTATTTACATCTCCAGTAAGTCCATAACTCAGCGATTCATAAAAATGTTTCCCGTTCAAGCCGTATGTATTAATTGTCTGTGCAAGGTTATCTTTTAATTCCTTTCTTCTTGCAGTACTCCGATCTGCGTCTTTTTTATGGAGCTGGAGTATTATTTTCCCTTGCTTAGTAACGTCATCAGCCAGTTTCTTGATTGTGGCGTTTCTATAGGCTGTATCAGAGATAACCTTTTCAACGTTATCGGATCCAACAATTTTTTCAAATAGTGATTTACGTATCCTCTGTCTGAACGCCGGCAGACTTGATAATGGCTTTTCATCCAACTCTTTCAGCCCATTTACAGCGGATTGCGTCGTATTTAACTGCGCTTCTGCTTTTATGGTCGCCTTAGATTTTGCCGTTAATCCGGGAACAAGCTTTTCTAAAAATCTGTCCTGCTGTTTTTCTGGTAGTTCCTGAACGGCCTTTAACAAACTGCGTTTTACCGTCTTTGACTGGTTATATATGGGCTTATCTTCATCTAACAGATAGGCATTGTTAGGTATTTCAACGCTATACAGCGTTTCACCTTTACTAATGGATACGTCACGATTCTTTAAAATATCAATCGCTTTCCGGGCTTCATCTGCGTAATGTCCACGAATTTTGTTTTTGTTTAGACTGGATTCTAAATCCGCAATGGCTTTTTCTTTGTTTCCGGTATTAGATATCGTATCTAATACATATCCCATGGCAGTTCCGTATTCGACAGTGTTGCCATCAACTGTCCAATCGCCTTCTTCATCCATGTGATACGTTTTACCGTCAACATTAGCTTTGATATCTTTATAGCCAAATATATCTTTGTACGCTTCTGATATCTTTTTGTCCTTAGCAAAATACAGGCCCCAGCCATGCACTTGATTCCCTTCTCCTGCTCCGATATACCCCAAATCAAATGAATCGAAATCGTATGGGCTACCATGCCATGCCCGTTGCTCAAACGCCCGTTCCAGTTGGGCGTTCCCCGATTGTTGGCCCATGACTATAGGATGTGATTTTGTGTAATCTTCCGGGGAATATGTTTTATTGCCATACTCATGCATGATTTCAGACCATCGTTCCGCCATGCGTGCATAGATAAAGGCGCTTTCTTTAGCAGACTGCGCTACCTTTTCATGCCCCTGCGACAAATTATCAAGGGCGTAGTCATAAGCTTGTTTTCCACCATCACTTAATTGATTGCGTAACTCGTCTGGCTTATTCCCTTTTTCTGCTTGTGCAGGTACCTGGGATTTTTCTTTTGACAACGCATCGTCAATAACTTCTTGTGCCGCCTGTTTCAGGTCTTCCCTATCACATACGACTTCTTTTGTCGCAACGTCTACATAGCACTTTGTACCTTCTATACGTCTTGCTTCTGAGTTGCTGATTCTTTCCCCGTTGAATGTTGCGGATGAAATGTTGCCGGATTTATACCGGGTAAGTTCAAGTCCTAAATATTCCGGTTTAATATAGAGACGGTCCATCACCTTGCCATTAGATAGTTTCTTCGTCCAGCGTTTAAAGCCCCTATCCGTGAGAGTATTGATTTCATCGTCAGTGAATCCGGCTTTTTCTTTCGACTGTTCCGCCGGATTCGTTTCTTCCGTAGCGGATTCCAATTCCTTCTCCGTCTTCCGGGCCTTGCGTTTACGGCTGGCTTCGAGACGCATGTCATTGGCTTTTTTCATGGCGTCATTGGCTAAATCGAGCGCCATTTTATAATCATCGAACGATAACTTTTCTTTCGATTCGATGGCTTCCATGGCTTTGAATTCTCCCCAACGAGCGGCATTAGCATCCTTCATAATAGTTTTCAGCTTATTGATAGCCTGCGCCGGGGTAAGCTTCTTGTGAGCCAGCTTATCCATGATATCATCTACGGCTTGTCTATAAGGTGCGATTCCTTGAGATGATGGTGCTTCTTTGGTTTTTACGCCTGCAGTCTTGATGATAGCACGCAATGTCTTATGGGCGTCGGCATTGATGGTAGCGACTTCGTGCCAGTTCCGTCCGCCGTCTTCGTTCACGAATGCGTTCCAATGTTTGGAATTAGTCAAAGACTGGTATTCGTCGGTTACGATTTTATCGCCTATTTTGGCGTTTTTACGGCTTCCGTTGGCATTTGCGATGACTTTATCAACGACACTTTTATAAGCGTCTATAATCTGTTTAGGCGTTGATTTTCCGTCATCCAGTACATTATGGAATTTACTTACTTCTTCTTGTACGTCACCTTGGGAACCTTCTTGGGCATGGGTACTTTCCTTGTCTTTACTTTCAGTTTGCTGAGGTTCGGCGTCGACATGGTCACTTTGCTTGCTCTTTTCATCTACTTCATTCCCTTCTTTTTCTTGGCTCTGTACTCTGCCAGCTTCTTGTTGATGTATGCGTCCACTTCCGGCTGGTTCGGCTTGTCGATTATCTGGTACTTCGGATACAGTTTTTTCGGCTGGCTTTTCTTCTGTGGTGTCGAATAACGATTGTCCATGTTCTACCTCCTGGATGGCGTTCGAGATGATGTTTTCAAGGCTGATACGCGGCGCTTCCTTGCTGTCGAACAGCTTGGATTGTTTGGGACTGCCGATGGCAAAGATACGGTCGCAAGCCCCTTTGTACACATCGGCAATGGTCCGGCTCTTGAATTTATTGCGTTCGATGAATTCAAGTACGAGTCGTTCGGCTTCCGATTCCCCCTGCGAGAACAGGTCCGTTTCCTGCAAGTGGAAGGACAGCGGTTTGCCTTCATTACGGAGTGACATGATGGTCTTGGCCGTCTTCGTGATGACGTCGGAAATATCATAGTCGGGATACAAGGTCCCGTTCTTGATACCTTCGTTGACCTTCGCGACTTCCGGCGCGGCGGCAATCATGGCGTTCATAATGTTCTTGCTGTTATTATCCGTCGCTTCACTGAGCTGAGTCAAGAGGTAATTGTCGTTATAGGCCTTGGCAAAGATGGCGTTGCGGATTCTAAACGCCCCCGTCGGCGACAAATCGCCTTTTTCGTTGAATACGGAGTTGCCTTCTGCATCGCTGAATACATCACTTGCGGCGGCCCTTCTGAATTCACGGTTCGAGGGGTTCATAAATTCGCCCGTGCCGTTATCGACGAATTGTTCTAATGTAGACAGTTTCAGTCTATCCGCATCAGCCTTCGCCTGTTCTGCGCCGCCCAACTTCGCGCCGCCTTCGGTGCTGTTGATGATAGCGCTGGTATCGGCGTCGTCGGCCGCCTGCCGTACCAATACAGGATGGTCCATGCTCTGTACTTTTTCGGGCGCAATCCCTAACGACGGAGCGATGGAAACGAGATAGCCCTTATAGGCCTTGGCACTCTTCTTGTGTGCGTCCGTAAGTCCTTTATAGGCCTTCTGGACAGCCATGACACGGCCGTTGCCGTTAAGGACGACGCCACTGTTGTTGACAATAGGTGCGCCTTCGTTGACGAACTGGCTTTCTGCCAGCAGTTCCGGCTTCATGCCCTTCGTCATCTTTTCCACCTGTCCGCGCATCTGAGGACGGTTGCGGTCGCGCGGCTGATATTCTGCCGGGTAGAGGTCGTTTACGGCGTAATTCATGTCGTGGCTGGCAGTGATATCACCGGCCGGGACAATCTTATACGTCGCATCGAATCCGGCGTCATTCGTACTGGCATGTACCTTGACCGTTTTGCCAGCCGGGACCCGTTCCATGAGCTTCTGTTTCTTCGCAAGGTAGATTTTGCGCTTCTTTTGCGTTTCAAGGCTTTCTTTCACCTGTAAAGGTGCATTTACCTGTTCGGGCTGTTTGGGAGATTCTACGGCCTGTTGAGGGGCGTTTTGAGGGGCGTTCTGGTCTTGCTGGGTCGTAAGCGGATTGCCCTTCAAGGAATTAGCCCGTTCCAGTTCCTGCGTCGTCTGTAAATCGTCGGCCAATTTCTGCTGTTCCTGCTCCGTGCCGTTACGGAAGGTGTTCATGTATTCCTTGAACTTCGGGTCCTTACGGTCATAGGTGGATAAAATACGGCCTAAACGGGCGTGTGACGCCTGTTGCTGGCTCTTGGGTACAGGTGTAGCGGACGGCGCTTTTTTCTTACTCATGGCGTCGTTTACGGCCTTCGCGATTTCATCCTTGTAGTTCGTCTTGATGAAGTCGCGGTTTTCGGGCGTATCAATGAATTTATCGTTGCCGTTGCTATCCTTCGTGAACATGCCATCGAGGGTATTGATTTCATCAATGTTGTTCGAGGTGTCACGGATGGTCTGGGCAACGTCAGGGACGACGTCATCCTGTACGCTCTGCTGGCCTTCTTCGGCCTGCTTCTGGGCGTTCTCTGCGTCCTGCTGGGCGTCCTGCGCCGTCTTTTCGGTGGAGTCGTCGTTCATGATTTCATTCATGGCCTGGTCGCTTTGGGCTTGAATCTTGTCCATATCGCTCTTGGCTTCCTGCGCGGCCTGGTCTAATTCACGTTCAAACTGCCCGTTATCGCTGGTGACTTTACCCGATACGCCACTAGATGCACCGCCAGGGGCAGGGCCGCCATGGTCGGTAAAGTGGACGTTACCTCCGTCAGTCGTTGCGACAGGATGAGAGAATTCGTCCAGCCCTTTGAGGCCGTACTTTTCCCCTTGCTGGACGAGCCAGTCACGGGCGTCCGGGTTCTGTTCCAGGAAGTCGTCCGAGAAGTCAAAGGCGTGTCCTTCGTCATGATAGGAAGAGCCGTCACCGTTACGTTTCAAGGACGTAACTAACAGGCGATGGCCGTACTTCTGATAGAAGTCGCGGGCCAGGAGATTCATTTTCGCCATGGTGTTTGGATCCATGCCGTCTACCTGCGGGTTCATGGCTTCGCTTAAATCATAGAACGCTTCGCTGGGAGCCTCTACATTACCGCTACCACCGCCACCAATATCACCCATGTTATCATAGTTGTTCTTGACTAACTGGCGATACTGTTCCGCTTCTTCACCGGCCCCGTCGTAATCGCGGACGCCAGCCCATACGTCGCCGTTTTCACCATCTATTTTAGCCTTTAGGATTGCCATGCCTACCATGGCGTTCTGATAGGGGTCCGTCTTCCAGTCGGGGTACTGGGAATCGAGGCCCATATTGGAAACGGTTTCCTCCTGGGCCTGCATGACCCCATAAACACCATCATGCGGTTCTGGCATGGAAATGGCATTGACGTCATCCCCGCCGCTTTCGCGGGCGGCAATAGCCAGGCCTAGACGTGGTTCCACGCCGGAATCATTAGCAGCCTGGATAACAATATTGGCCATGGCGTTGCCGGTATTCGGCGACATGCTCCCGCCGCCACTTACCGGGCGGTTCTTGGCTTCCTGTTCAGCCGTGGCTTTTTCGGCCGCAATAACGGTATCATACGCATGCTGTACCTCTTCCGGCGTGCCGTTGTGCAATACCCCCCAGAGCCAGTTAAAATTCTTTTCGCCGCCGATTTGCTCAACTGTATTGTTATCGAGGAAGTTTTCGATTTCCTGCTTCTGGTCATAGGTTTCATAATCATTATAAGCTTCCGTAGCGGCGTCATCTGTGCTTTCCTGGGAGCCTTCCTGCGATTGCTGGAACGATTCAAGCGACGACGCGGCCTGCTTGATGAGGTCTGGGTTCCCGCTATTGGCTAATTCGATATAGGCATTATACGCGGCGTTGCTCATGCCTGCTGGTTTGCCGTGGCTGAGTGTGTCCTTGATACTCTGTGCCTGTTCCTGGGATTCTGCACTAAGCGGGGCTTGTCTGGCTTCGGGATGGAATCCGGCCGCTACGTTGCCAGGGACGCCCATCAAGGCGCCGCCGACAAAACCGCCGCGGGCCGCTTCCCAGTCCTCATTGGTCCAGGTCAAGGGGTTATACCATCCACCATCGCGTTTGCCCTGTACATCGTTTTCCAGGGCGTTCTGCGCGCCTTCCTGGTAGCCTTCTGTAAGGCCGCTGGCCCCTGCCAGCATACCGGTACGGGCCGCACCTTTTGCGATACTTTTCGCCATGCCTTCCCCGGCGCTCCGGCCTAACAGTCCGGTCGCAATCCCCTTACCGCCTTTCATGACGCCTAATTCAAGAGGTACCGTAAAGGTATCGAGGGCCATGTTCTTGAAGAACATGGGGATAGCCCGGCGCCGTGCTTCGTCTTCGCTCATGCCGTTCTGCATCATGTCATTAACGACGGTCCCGTATTCAGACAGGGAGTCTGCCAGGGATGAGATAGGCGAACGGACGGTATCAGCAATGAGGGCCTGCCCGGCTTCCGACATGGCAAGGCGCCCTAACCCGGCACGGGATAAAGCCGACGTCAAGGCACGTGTACCACCTGCGACGGCGGCGCCCGGCATGAGGGCCGACAGTGCCATGATAGGCACGGTCGAGCCGATACCGGAACCAACGTCGGTAGCGAACTTATTCGGGTTTAGGAAATAGCTGTCGCCGTATTCGTTGTTCCACTGGTCGCGATAGTTCTGCATCCCTTCTTCGGCACGCTGTACATTCGTCAAGATACCATTGCCACCGCCGACGGCGTTCTGGATACCGCCGACGACATTAGCCAGGCCTTCGTCTGCCGCAACGACTCCGCCGTACAGACGCGGCCAGTTAGCCGCCATGTAGTCGGCAGAATCCTTCATGCGTTCATCGCGGACGCTTTCGTCTTCCAGTTCCCCGAACTGCCCACTGGCAACGGGTGTACCCGGAATATCCGAGTACACGCTGTCGTCGAGGGAACGAGGGGTATAGTTAGGTGCAATGACAGTACCCGTGCCCTGGAAGGGGTGTTCGAGGAAATTCTTGGCAGCGCTTAATATGCCAGACGCCGAATATCCAGAATCCTCAGAAGAAGTATCCTGTTGCGTATCGTCGTCATTACCTTTGTCTTTATATACGCCAGCGTCCCAAGCGGCCTTATCAAGATAGTTGAGTGCCATATTTACCTCCTATTCATAATCTGGGTACAAGCCATAGGTAGCAAAGGAAATTTTCCCTCCGCCATCCGCTAGTATTTGGTTAATGTGATCAGCCCAATCCCCACATTTTTGTTTAATAATATCTTCCATTTCAAACATGCTATACTTATTGCCCATCTTCTCGTTTTGTTCAAGAAGGGCCGTGGCATTATGCCAAGCATTACTGTAACCTTTTTGAGAGTCATCGGGGTCGAGCATCCCTTCGCCAAAATGGTCATTGATTGTTTTAATGGCGTCTTGATATGCATTGTAATACGGGCTGTTCGATTCTTGGTAATCGTCATCGTCTTTATGGTCATTTACCCATTTATTATGCAGTTCAATAACACCTTTGGCTTCGGAGAATTTAACATCTCCAGAACCACCGCCGGAGCCACCTTTGCTGGACCCGTTAGGCCCATATTTACTGGTAATAATCTTCGTCCTATTATTGTTGTCATTTTCGCGGGCTTTTTCGGTAATAGTTACATTAGTTTTCCAAGTATCATGTTTTAACCGTTTATCTAACTGATTATCCTCAATCTTGCCACGCGTTACGATTTGACCAAGGGTATATTTATTTTGCAAGCCCATATTGGCCTGTTTATACTGCTGTGCCGTGGCCGCACGGTCTTTAGCGTCGGCCGTTGCGTAGTAATTCAAGCCGTTCGGCAGGGTTGCCAGCATCTGCGCCGACAGTTGCGGGTTATACTGGGCCATGCCCTGGGCAATCGTGGCGGCGGTATCATACTGGCCGTTCATAGCTGCCTGGTAATATAAAGGATACAGTGCGCTGGTCTGATAGTCGTTATACTGCTGTTCTTCGGCCTGCCATACCGGTCTGTACCGTTCGAGCGTAGAGTTCACTACATCAATCGGCATGTCGTGCTGGATGGCCCAATGGACAAAGTCAGACTCGTTCTTTTGCGCGTCAATGTGTTTCGGGTGGCCGCCGCTCATATCCGTTTCAAGGCTCTGCTCTACCTGGTCGAACGGGCGGATATTATACCGTGGCAGGTTATCCAATGCAGCCTGCCATTCCTTCTTCTTGTTTGCGTCCTTTTCATTATCATACAAAGTCTTAGTGGCCATGTAATAGGGATTATCGCTACGGAGCATATACGCCGGGGTATTGTTGAGCTTATCCATGAGTGCCTGCTTCTTCGTCGGGTCAGTTTCCTTGTTGTATTGGTCAAGCAGTTCCTTATAGTGCGGATTGTCAATCTGCGTTTCGCCAGGGAAGAGCCGGTCCATTAATTTCTGCGGGTCGTTCGGGAATATGCCGGTATCGGTCTGTGCGGCGCTTACCTGCTGGCCTGGCGTGATTGTGACATTGGCCTGCGGGGTCTGCGTAGCCGCCTGCGTGTTGGCCTGTGCGGTCGGCTGTGCATCGGCCTGCGTCGTTGCATCCACGGGCTGAATCGGTCCTTCTGCAGGCTGTATCGGTGCCGGTTCTTCCTTGATAGGCTGATTGTCTATGGGCTTAATCGGCTGGTTGTCCACGGGCTGGATAGGCTGTACATCCTTTATCGGGGCTTCATCTGTGGGCTGTGCTTCCATGGCATGGACGGCCGGTACAGGCTTATCACCCGCATCCTTATTGATTTGGTCGGCGTACTTCTTCGCGTCCTTCTGATTATCGAACACGCCCAACGTATTCCCGGTTTCATAGAAGTTGTACGCCGTCTGGTCTTCGTCGAGTGTCTTCCCGTCGGTCCCCGTCGCTGGCAGGATGTAGTGTTTACCGTCGATTTCGGTCACGCGCACTTTCGGAAGGCCGTTGCTGGTATCCACGTTACCCAGCGCAATCATGCCGGGTACTGTGGTCTGTGCCGACGGGATTGTAGCGGGCGACGCGTCGGCGACGTCACCACCGCTTTTTAAATTCAGACTGTAGAACTTGCTGTACGGGTCGTTACCGTTGAAGTTGAATCCGCTCATGCTCAGACTGCCGTTAATCGGATTACCTAACCTGCCGGTGATGGCCGGGATGTAGCTATTGGATTTCGACGGTACATCGACGTTGGCGGTCGGCAGGACGCCCATGCTCTGCGCTACGGTCGCCTGCGGATTCTTCGCGGCGACCTTTGCGGCGTCGTCAGCGGCCATTTTCTGCAAGGCATTGAAGTCAAAGAGGCCCTCCCCCTGGCCTGCCTTGCTCTGGTTGTTGAGGTAGTCCGCGAACGAGATGTTGCCAATCATGTTGCCATCGGCGTCGGTCGCCGTGGGGTAATAGTTCCCAAGGTTATTGGCCGCATACATCGACGGCAGGAAGGTCGGCGTCTGGTAATTGATGGCGCCGGTATCGGTATTGTAATTCAAGCGGCCGTTTACGCCTTGCAGGTTCGCCAGGAAGTTGTCAGACACCTGCGCGGGGTTCGCGCCAAAACCGCTATACGCATTACCGACGGCGGCGGTCTTGCCGTCTGCCAAGGTGGGGGTCGAGCTGGTATCATACAGCGGTACGTTGTCCGGCATGGATACCGGGTTATCCTGTCTGAAAAGCATCTGGTCGGCTTCCTTCTGCTTGCGGTTCAAGATGTTCGCGCCGACGGCGTTGCCAAGGAGCATCCCAAGGGCAAAACGCGGGTCCTGGAATGCGTACTGTGCAAAATTCAGCTGCGGCAACGCCTGCGTAGTGAACGGAGCGGAATACTGCCGTGGCGCATAGTTCTGGCTGATATTATCTTCGATATAGTTGTATTTCGATTTGGCTGCCATTAGTTATCCTCCTTTACCCAGTTGTCGGTACTGCCGCCTTTGGCGATGAAGCCGTCTGCATAGTAGTTGTTGTCCCCGGAAACGTGCAGATCATATACTTTCCGTTCACCGGAGTAAACCATATTGACGACTTTTCCGCGGCCTTTGAGGTTCGTCCCCAGGGTCATGTTGCCGATTTCGACGAATCCTTTGTCCTTCGTTAAGAGAGGCTGTGTCGTCGTCGCCATGACATAATGGGTATCTATGCCGTCTTTACATACGAGGTTCCATACGTCGTTATAGTGCGGTTCCATGGTATGCAGGACCGTTTCTTCGGATTCCGTGCCGTCTTCGTGCGGGCAAAGCACCTTGTCGCCGACCTTGACGTCGGTAATCGGCACTTCGGACCCATCTGCCAGGCGTACTTTCGTTTCCGGTGCAAAACAGAAGATAGCCGAGTTGCTGGCAAGGCCGGTGAGGATACCCCCGAACAGGCCGCCGCCGCTGGTCTTCTGCGTCGTGGTCGTCGTGCCTTTGCCTGCCAGTGCGCCCAATGCCCCAGTTGTCGAGCCGTTGAGGCCCAAAGAGGCGTTCCAAAGATTGATGGCCGGTTGCTGTGCGCCTTCCTGCGCGGCCGCCGCGGTGGCAATCGGCTGGCCTGCGGCGTCGATGTTCTGGCCGTAGATATTCGCCAGCTGAGAAACGGTGTTCTGCCAGTTCTGCGCCATGGCGTCGCTGGCACTGTCGCTGATACCTCTAAGGCCGGTATCCATGACGGAGCTGTTGACTACGCCACGGGCGCCCATATCCTGCAAGAGGTTGCCCATAGAGCCTTGCACGCCTTTCTGGATACTGGCTTCCATAGCGTCCTGGTAGGCTGTCGGTATCTGCCCTTGTGCCAGTCCTCTGAGGCCCTGCTGGCCCCATTTGATTTGGTCCAGGGCATTGTTCATGAGGTCATTGTAATCCACCTGCGTGTTACCCAAAGAGCCGTACAGCAGGTTCGCGGCGGTGTCGTTCAGTTTCTTCGCGTTCGGCATGACGTATTTCGAGTATTCCAGGGCCTGCTGTTGCAGGGCTTTTTCTTCAGCCGACGGGGTGTAGGTCTGAGACGAGCTGCTGGACTTACTTTTCTTCCCCATTCAATCACTCCCTTTCATTCGCATTTTTCCACGGCTTGTACGGCCGTCTGAGTTCATTGGTAACGTAATAATCAATCGTGCCGTCGTCGTTTTCCTTCGGGGTGCAGACGACTTCGCGCCCCTGCTTATCCATACATATATAGCGGTGTACGCCGTTGGTATCAAAATCCTGCATTATCTTCCAGCCCCATAAACGGATATACGGCTTAATGTGCAGGATGCAGATAGTAATGATACGGTCGTAGCCGAATTGAAGGCCCATACATTCCAGGGCGTCCCGCCAGAAATGAGCGTCGTTGCAAAGGTTCCAGCAAAGGATAGCCTTGTTTTCCGGCATGGGCTTCCACTGGCAGAATCCCCGGTCTGGCAGATACCACGTAGTGAATCCCGGCAGGGCCTGAAAAGTATCGCCTGTCTTTTCTTCGTATATCCTTATCCATTCACTTAATTCCTTGCTTTCCATTCTATCACTCCTAAAGGTCTGCAATTTCTAGAATAATATGGTCTACCGTGAACCGGTCGTTCGATTTTACGGTAATGTCCAGGCAATCCGTCGAGTGGTTGCACCGGAACTTATTGCGATCTGCCGTGGGGACTGTCACATCCAGGGCGCCGTCGATGAATTCCGCCTGGCCTGCATAATCGGCCGTGAACTTCGTATCGACGCTCTTTAGGAGCATCTGTTCACTGCTGATAGTGGCCTTCGGCTTGAGGATGTACTCGATAGGCTTGCCGTCGTCGTCGAGGTACTGCGAATCCCATGCGTACAGCTTGCCGCCGCTGGCTACGATGATAGTTGACGTCGTTTCGACGATACCGTCTATCGGCACATTGAATTTGAGTGTGGTAGCACTGCCCAGGAGATAGTTATAGGCCACAAAGTACTTATAATCACTCGTCGGGCGAATGAGTATCATACAATGCCGTTGCAGATGATAGAACCGCGGTTCATACATGTTCGTCGTCAATAAGGCGTTGAATTTATCGCCGATATCGGCCGACTGGATGTTCCCATATTCCATGACAGCTGATAAGGTCTTTAGGCCGCGTATGGACTGGAATATGACGGAACTGCCGATATTGACGGCGCATCTCGTGCCTGCAATGTCGGTGTTATTGGCAATCTCCGTCACCTGCCAGTTAGCTGGTTCTGCATCCCCCGACAACTGATAGATTTTCCCATTTGTCTTGATGAAAATAATATCGGTCGCAAGGGGCACGATGGCAGCTATATCGCCGCTGTCGCCGTAGCCGACGTCTAACCACTGTTCCTTATCGGCCCGGTTCGTATCTTCGGCCCAGTCTGTACCGTCGCCGATACCAGAGAGGTAGAAGCCGTCCGTACCGTCCATAGATACCGCAATCCTAGAGAACCGCTGGAATACGATATTACACGTCGGGCTGTCCTGAACTGCAGTCAGCTGGCCGTTCTGCGTATAGTCGTAATACTGGAGTTTCCCGCCGCTGGCAATCCATACCTTATCCATGAATTTCGCGCAAACGGGGTCATAGCTCCCTTCCAGGTCGCCGATATATTCCGGGGTCTGGCCGATGATGTACTTATAGGCTTTATTATGGTTCGTGAAAACCAGTAATAAGTTGGTGTCTACGTCATACCACATATCGCGTACGCTCTCGTTCCCGTCCATGGTATAAAGCAGGCCCAGCCCATCACGGCCCGTCAGGCGTTTACTGTCGCGCGAATAGATGTAATTCTGCGCTATCTGTAAATCCGACGCGTCGATTTGTTCCGGGGCCTGCGATACATTTACACCACCGACAAGGGATGAGAAGACGACGGACTGTGTCTGATGTTTGTTCAGTCTTCTCATGTTCTCTCCCTACTTCGCGATACAGCCAATCAGAAGGACGCCGGCCGCCACGGCCCACGTATCCCGTTGCCGGGTCAGCCTGGCTTCCTTCTTAGTCATTGAGTTGATTTGCTCTGTCAATGTCGCCAAGGATTGACTCTGCCTGTTCAAGGCGTCGCTGGCTTGACTCAATGAGCTGTCGGCTGTCGTCAATGACTGCCTTGTTGTCGTCAACTGTTCTTTCGCTTGCGTCAATTGATTCTGCAAGGCTGTCGAGTTGCTGTCCAGCCTGTCTAATCTGCTCTGTAGCTGTGCTAACGTTCTCTCTTGCTCTCTGATTGTCGTCTTTAACTGATTGTACTGTTCTAACGACATCTGCACTGTCTTCACGGGCGCGGCCGTCGTAGTATCGGCACAAAAGCCAGCCAAAGGCGAACACAAGGACAAGGACAACGCAAGATACAATAAGGGTCTTTTTATTTTCGGCAATCTTATCAACCTCCTCTTTCAGCTGCGGAAGATACAAAATGGATCACCTCCTACAAACGCGACAATGCATCATGCATTTCACTGTCAAAACGGTCGTTCAAGCTGTCCCGGAGCGACGAACTATTCCATTCCGGGGTCTTGCATACGCTATATACGGCCACAATGAAATCATAGTCGTATTCCGGGGAGTCGATGTAGCTCAAATTCGGATAGCCGTCATAGTTGCCCGTCTGCGCGTTGAACATGCTGTGAACAGCTTCGGTCCACATGTCGAGGATATTCCCGACGCCATACTGTACAGCACGGCTCCATACGACATCCTGGAGAACGTCGTGATGGTTCTCGATGTGCCAGTAATTGTCCGCCAGAATCTGGCAGGCCGGGTCGTAGTATGCCGCCTTGGCATACTCATGCTGTGCCTGTGCAAAGCCATCACTGTCGCTTGCGGCAATATTGCGCCATGCTTCATCAAAGCTGTCACTGCATAAGGGATATGCGTTGAGCTGTTCTCCGTATTGCGGATAATTGTCGTTCAGCCAGCCGACGAACTGCCCCAGACTACCAGCATTGGAACTGAACTGATACGTCCCGTAGGATTTTCCGCCGGGGTCGCCGTAGCCGTCACTGATGCAGGCCGGGTCGCCGTTGCTTTCGTACTGTGTGCTTAATTCTCCTAACATAGTCATCATCCTTTCGCTTTTTCTGTGCTATTCGCCGTTGTGGGCGCGTTTTGTGGCTGTACTGGCATTGTGTATCGTGCAGAGTTGAAACGGCTGTCATAGCCGTATTTCGTCCAGCACGCTTTCCCAAGCCCTACAACCGTAGCGATACCGCCGATAACAGCCGTCACGCCGCTCCAACAGCTCATTAATTCAAAGTGCGTCCCCCTCAATGCGTTGCTCCAGTAGCCGAAAAGCCAGCTAAAGAGGACAAGAAACAAAAAGACCATCATAAGGATACTCATGATGATGATTAATTGGAGCCAGTGTTTCTGACCCCACTGGCCAAGGGCCACGATTCTCTTTTTCATTTAACCACCTGTGATTTTCTCGATGCTTTCTTCAATATCTTCGATACGGCGCGTGTTCTCCTGCGTGGTGTCCTTGATGCATTGCACATCCTTCTCCAGCTCGTGCCGGTGTTCCCGCTCCCCCTGGATAGTCTTGTCTAATTCAGCCAAGGTATCGTTCACTTTGAGGAGCGTTTCCTTGAGTGGGGCCGTGAAGGCCTTGCAAATCCATATCATCCCGCCGGCCAGCGCACTGCCAACGACAATGAATTCTCTAACTTCTACTGTCAAAATATCACCACCTTGTTATAATCATTCAAAAAATGGAGTGATACACATGAGATTACCGAATGGATACGGAACCTGTTATAGACTGCCGGGGAATCGGCGGAGGCCGTTTGTCGTGAAAAAGACCGTGGATGGAAGACAAAAGATATTGGGGTACTTCGATACATTTGAGCATGGAATCGCCTACCTTTCGTCTATCAATGAGTCGCCACTATTGGACGACGATATTACTTTCAGTGAGCTTTTCGCCCGTTGGAAGGCTACTAAGTACGACAGGATATCTCTGTCCAGCCGTAAGAGCTACGATAACGCATACCGCCATTGCCATAAGTTGCATGACATGCCGTTCCGCCGTATCCGTTACGGCCATTTGCAGGATGTCGTAGATGGCATTCAAGCCGGGTACTGTACTCAGAAGAAATGCCGCGTACTCATGGGGCAGCTGTACAAATACGCCATCAAATACGATATTGTCACCACGGACTACGCAAGGTATGTAGAGCTAAAGCCGCATATACGCAAGTATAAGAAAAAGCCGTTCACCGTCCGCCAGCGCAATAAATTATGGCGCGCCGTGGATACTATGCCGGCCGTGCAGGACGTGCTTATCCTCATCTATACCGGGCTTCGTATCGGTGAATATCTACGATTGACGCCGCAAGACGTGAAGTGGCGGAGCCATTATTTCATCGTCCGGCAGTCAAAAACCGCCGCCGGGCAGGGCCGTGCTGTCCCGATTTATAAGGATATTTACCCATGGTTCGTACAACGGAAAAATCAAGCCTATATCTGCCAGTATGAAGACGGTACGCCTTATACCTATGACGCCTTTCGTCGTCGCTTCGATAAAATCATGGCCGCATTTGGCATGAATCACACGCCCCATGAGTGCCGACATACGTGCGCCTCGATGCTTGACAGCTCCGGTGCCAACGATACCGCTGTAAAGAAGATTCTAGGCCACGCCTGCCGGGGAGTTACAAAACATGACTATACCCATAAGACCATCCATGAACTACGAAAAGCCATTGATTCTATTTAGCTGTCGGGGAAATGCCTAACCATAATCACGAAACGAATGAAGATGCCCCGGGGCTTTTTGAGGGCTGGGGGTCCAAATCACAAGATGGCTGGGCCACAGCGGCAAAGCAAAACAATAACGGTGGGAAATACGGAACGGCTTACGTAGGCGGTAATCAATGCCATAACAATATATCACCGTGTGTCGCCAGCTATATCTGGAAGCGTACTGCCTAGCTGTCGGAGAACTACCGCAAGAAAAACTTAGATTCCTCAACGCATGGACGGCTTCAGGTAGTGGGTCGGGCAACTGGCTGTCTTCTTCTGCTTATCATTGGGGTGACGGCGAAGAATATTGCGATATAGAAGGCGTCATGCCTGCTAGGTTGAATTTACATCATAACAACGTCAGCCCGTGCATTTCTGTTTATATGTGGCGTCGTATCAACTGATTCTATGCCAACAATATACAGCTATTACAGGTGAAATATTGTTGTGATGCTGATTATCGCCAAAAGATATACTAATAGTCGCTCCATAAGCGTTTTCTGTTGCGGTAGATGGGAATTTTACATCACCAACTGAGCTGTGCAATACGCCACTTTCCGCTCGGTCATTGCCCCATATTATGTAATTTCTGACAGCACCAGATATTTTAGGCAACTCCCCGACAGCTAGGCAGTACGCTTCCAGATATAGCTGGCGACACACGGTGATATATT